TACCACCATATTAATTTTATACAAATGTACCACTATTTTTTTTAAATTACAAGTTCGTTGGCTTTATTTAACTAAGAATCTTACAAGTTTATAACAGAATTATATAACCTTTATTGAACTATTTTCGATATACCTCTAAATCAGTTATATATTTTTCCGTTTTACTATATCCACATGGATTCATGAATTCTGGACAAAAACCCCGATATAAACATTCGGGTACACACTTACTTGCCATGATTGGATCAATTAAGTTTATTTCATCAATTACTGCTTTCCATGCTTCACGAGTTTCCTTTGATGCACAATTACATAATCTTTTTCTTGATATGTTGATTAGAGCCTGAGCATTTGCGGTCATATCCATATCGTTTAATGTAGATTGCTTTAATTCATCCCTATTAATATTTGTTCTATCAGTTCGTTGCGTTCTAACAAACTTTTCTGTACCTATATGATGTCTAACAAGGTGTGCGGTTACATATTGTTTTATATCAACCCATGTCCAATCATATTCAACCATCCGTATTGGTGAATGTTCAGCCAATAACATTTTTGATTTCCAACTATCAGTTGGTTCTTTTCCATTTGGTTCTTTTCCAATTGTCCTACGCGCTTTATCTATTGCTCTTACCCATGAACCAATACTTTCAATTCTACTTACTTTCATCCTCAATTATTTAAAATCAATATTGATATGTTCAATTTGTTGTTTTGTATGTACCATAATACTTAACCCTACTTCTTTGCCTTGGTATATTACTGGTTCAACTTTAAAATCATTAATTTCGTAATCAAGGAATTTTTCAAGACCTTCTTTTGTTATCTGCCCGTTACTATCACAATACATTTTTACTTCTTCCATGTTTGATTTTTAATTTCAAAACAAATATACGTATAAAATATTAAAAAAACAACTTTTGAGTTGAAATAATTTAAATAAAATGCTACTATTTTAATAGTCAGTTGTATTTATATTAAAATAAAAAATAATGAACGATCAAGATACTATTAAATTAAAAACTTTAATTAAAAAATTCATAAAAGAAGCCGTGTCTGAAAACGTATATTGGTCTACATTTTCAGGTGCGGTCCAATATGCAAGGTCAATAGCTGAATCCAAAGGTTATGTGGTGGATGAAGATGATTGGTTTAATCAGATTAATGTTGGTCAGGGTAAACCAAGGGATGGTCAAACTACAAAAGCAAATATTGGATTGTGGAAAGATGAAAAATTAACTCGAAAAACTCTCAGTATACAAGTATATAATATGGGGTTAAATTTTGGTAGGGGGAATAATTACGAATTAAATTTTTATATATCATAAATACAATTAAAATAAATATAAAATGACAAAAATAAAGGTTAAAGAAAGCGTATTACGTTCTATGGTAAGTGAAACTATAGAAAACCAAACGATTCTATTGGGTGAATCAAAAAAAATAACTATTTCGAAAAATCAAATAAAAGAAGGTGTTGCTCGTAATATCCCAAAAATTGAAAAATATGTAAATCAAATTAATGAATTAATAGCCCAGGCGGTCGATTCAGATGGCGATAAAATTGGTGTAATTGAACCTAATAGTACTTGGGAAGAACCATATACTTATGATCCAATTATTTATAGAAATGGTGCTTTGAAAATTGTTAGTTATTCACCTCATTCCAACCAAGGTAAACCAAATGTTGATATAATTAGAAGCCGTGATATGGAATATGATGGCATACCTACATTACAATTGATTAGTAGAATGTTCAAAAAGGCTATTAAAAACAAGGATAAATATTCTAATGTTAATCCTGATATAGATGAATCTACTATTAATGAGGGTTTTGAAGAATTAATACCTGTTGCTGCTGGTACCGTTGGTGTTTTCTTAGCAAGTGCTGGTATTTCAGAAGTCATGAATGCTCTTCAACAGGGTAAATTGGGTGATAAGGGTCAAAAATTAGCAAAATTTTTACAGAATCTTTCCAGAACAGCAAATAAAAAAGAAACTTTTCCAAATAGGTAGAATCATAACGTTTAGGACCGTTGTTTCGTTTCGGCGAAAAATAAACCCATCGAGTATCGCTACCTGATGGGTTTTCCTTTTTATGGCTTTCTAAGCCAGCGATAAAATATTTCAAATATCGATTGTTTTATTGGATAAAGTAATAATATATACCAAAGAGATATACCATTAACATTAAATATAAAAACCAAGGTTATTCCACAGAATATAAAACTAAAATCTCGTATGACATCAAATAAATGCCAAGCGTCTGTTAGTGATACTAAAACAGTGGAACTACCCCAGAATTTTTCACCTTGTTTTGGGTCGTTATTTTTCCACTTGTTTACAGAGCTAATTGATTTACGCCAATAGCTTTGTTTTAAAGAAGAAAGTTTATCACTCGAGCCATTTATCGATGATGTATCACAAACTGCTTTAGCTATACCAGAAAGCAACGCTAATAAGATAGAAAGTATTATTAATATAATCATGATATTTGTTTTTATATAAATACAATAATAATTTTAATAATTTTAAAGTATTTTTTATTATAAGTTACAATATTCACACTTATCTTTTATTATTAAAGATTAAACTTATTAAGTTGTTTAATTAACTCAGGATAATGTTTTGTATTTTTAAATTTGGGAAAATTTGCAACGTCTCTGGCCGTATATGGTTTATCTGGTTTTGTTGATCGAGAACATTCCCAATCAATAATTGCTTCCTCGTAGTTACAACTTCTACGCTTTGTATCAATAATATGGTGTCTATTAATAGCTTTATGGATTTTTTTTATTCTTTTAGTACCAATAAACGGAATTAATATATACATAAATATTTTATCCAAGTCATGAAATTTATATTTGGAATAACCAAGTAATTTCTTTTGGAGTTTTAAAAAGGCAATATAATGTTTAATCGTATATGGAATGTGATTCCAGCATTTTAATATATTATTAATCATAGTCTAATAATGTGCTGTTATACAAAGTACGTTTTTTTCTTCGTCATAGAAACAATCAAACACTCCAACATATTCATCAAGTAATTTTTCATCATTAAGATCATAATATTCTCGAACATCTTTATATTCATCTGACCAATAGTATCTACCAACCTCATCTTCGTCTAATTTACCTTCATTGACAAGTTTACCTCTGTCTAATTGTTCGTTATGGTGAACCATTTGATAATATAAATCACCTTTAATCTTTACTGTATCCCAACCTTTTGATTTTGTTCCTGGAGGGAATACCCCATCAATTGCTCCACTTGATGCTGACCCGCGCATTCCACTGATATCATTACCATCAAAATATCTATCTTCAATTCGTTGATAAACCACAGGGACATCATCTGGAATATCCATTCCTTTTAATTTTTTTAGTAGATCACCTACGTTCATGTAAAAGTTTTTCATATTTTTATTAGGTTTGATAGGTTTGATAATGCAACCTCACAAATATTATCACCAAGACCAACCATTAATTCTTCATATTTCGTTAGTTTATAATTAAATTTTGTTATTTCATATACAGTATCCCCAATAGGTAATTTTATTTTATCACCAATTTTAAAAAATTGATTATCTGATAACCTTTTGATTTTATAAATCTTAATTTCTTCAAATTTTCCAGTGATTGGACCATTCATTTTTGGTTTTTCAACTATATAACTTAATAATTCAAATCCTGGTTTTTTATCTGGAAATATTTGTTCCATTTTACCGAATAAAAGTCTGAACGTGACAAAATCACTATCTATACCAGTTGCTGGATCAATATCAACAAAATATTTTGGGGTTTCATCTATTTTAGTCCATTCGCCACTTTCGAAACATTCGTTTACATTGAATATTTTAAATTTTTCTTGTACTGTTTCATTTTCCCACGTTATAGTGTACACATTAAATGTTTTTTCAATAATATCATATATGATATCACTATTATTACACTTAAATTTAACACCTGTATAATCAACTTCGGCAAATTCTTTCCAATGTTTTGGATACTTTAATACCTTATACATTTGGAATATTTCAACTTGTTCTGAAACCAATTGATAGTTTGTATCTTCTCTAATAACTGTACCCAATACTGGTGAGCCATAATATTCTTCTATTAATTTGAATGTTCTCATATTTTTAGTTTTTTAGTTTTTTATTTAAAAAATGTCTTCACACCAAATAGGTGTTTTTTCACCGACATAACCACCACTAATGTTGTTACTAAAATGTTCAAGTGCATCTTCATAGTTCATGTCTTTCATTAATATTTTAACACACTTTGATACGGAATATATTAATCTCATTGAATTCTCGTCAATACCAATGACAGCATCATCAAAACCGCATGGGGCTAAAAGTTCTTCATCATCATAACATTCTATTATTCTATCAAGCATATAATTTAATTTTTTAATTTAATATTTATTTCTTTTAATTCAATTAGTGGACACCAATCAGGAGATTTAAATTCCACTACTGGTAAGTTATCAATATATTCTTGTCTTAATCTATCACACTCGCATTTTGATTCATCAAATGTTGGTTCTGGTAGATTCAATTTTATGTTTTGATGGTATTCATTCCAATAATTTTTACAATAATCACATTCATCGGCATCCGAACATTCGTCACGGAAGCTATCATATACTGCAATTGCTTCATATTTTTGATCTACAAATGAGCTTAAATTACATTTTTCAACAGTATCAAAACCGACACACTCACTATCATAGTCCACTACCTTAAAAGGACAATTATTGCAATTTTTTACCTCTATTTCCATCTTATTTAAAATCTTTAATTGTTATTTTACACCAATCATTACCATCAAAATCACAATTAGCTAAGAATAAAAACACACCTTCTTCATTTATTGCATATATAAACCAACCATTATTTCTCAATTCAACCATTTTAGAATAATCAAATTTCATTTCAAAATGGTCATTTTTCCTTAACGCTAATACTTTAGATTTCTTCTCATCTTGTAAATAAACCCTTAATGCTTTATTTTCCATCTTTATTTTTGTTTTCTACACTGTAACATATTACCGCGATTATAACTACGAATAAAACAAATCCAATTGACAATAAACCACTAATTAAAAGGAGTTTCAAAAGAAATGTATTTGGATATGAGAAGCATAAAGATATGAATGCTATAAACCATAAAAGATAAATAGTCTTATCCAGCTTTATTAATAGTATAAAGCTCGTTTTTAATAAAGATATTATTGTTTTCATTATCTTATTGTTTAATGTATTTATCGATGAATAATTGTTTTATTTCATTCCAATTATGTACCCTATCCCACACTTGGAAAGCATCATAATCCAAATAACGGTTGTAAGGCATATCGTAGATAATAGCTTCCTTGAGTGGACTAAATGATTCTATATTATGAGGACCATCATCTATTAGAAAATCTAAATCAAGTAAGCTTTTGTTATTAATGAATATTATATTTTCTGACTTTAAATTAGGGATGGATTTTTTAACCCAATTGGCTTTATCCAAACATGTTTCTGGTAGATATGCAGTAACAATATAAACATCGAAATGTAACATTAAAAAATCAATTACCTCAACAGCATTTTGTTTTATGTCTAAATTATAAAAAAAACTTGGTTTAGTTAGATAATCAAATATTTTTACACCACATTCAGGTTTAACGTGCTTATCGACTGCCCAGGTATCCCATTGTTTTAAATTGTCATTGTAATCTTTGTTGTAACAATCTAACCAATGTTCCATTAAATTATTTAATGTGGTGTCTAAATCAATTCCTATTTTCTTTCTTCCCATATTAAATGTCTCGATTAATAATTTTATCAAAGTTCTTTTTATACTGTTCTTTATCTTCAATAGAATTAAAAATCATTGGTTTCAAGTTTGGTTTACGGTTCTCCTTGATACTATTTATTATCTCATCATTCATTACATTTCTAATTTCACGAGCCAAAATAGTCTCCATTATTTCATCGATTCTATATTCTTTTTTCTTCATACTCAAAAAGTCGTAAAATTTTTCCATTCACCACATTCTTGACATTCATCATATGATATACTTTGCCCGTATGGGTGAGTATCATGAAATACCCTGTGTATAGTATTTTTACATTCACATTTTATCTGTTTATTGTATTGCTCAACAATAGATTTTGCGTTCAGATATTCTGATTCAAGTATTTTTTTCATTAATTAATTTTTTTCTTCTATTACAATTATATCTTTAATGCCATTATATCCAAGTATATCGTTCATAGGGTAGGTTGTCAATCCATCATTATTTGGATTTGGATCAAACACTATGTTATAGTCTTTATCAATTAATACAGCATGAGTTACTTGGTATTCATTAATTGATTTAGAATAATCATAGTATTTTGGTGAAAATACACTTGCAAAAAAGTAACCTTTTATTCCATTATAGCCTTTGGTTTGTAGCCTGTGTATTGAGGAGTATTTACCACCATTAACATGTGAGTAATTATATAAAGTCCCTTTTATTTCATAACCACTATCCAAAGCAAATTGCATAAAATGATGAAATGGTTCATTTAATTCGATGAATTTTGGTACCTCATCTAATTCTAAATCAAATAAACTCGCAACTGCGGCTTGCATACAATCACCTTTGTTGTTATCGATTAGTTGTTGGTATACTTTTTTCACTTATTAAATATTTTAATTAATATAATTATCCATAAGGAATTGGCCACAGCTTGCGCCGATATCTAATCCTGGAGGAATATAATATTCAAAATTTATATCCCATTGACCAAAATATTTTTTAAAGACATCTAATTTATCTTTATTTGAACGATGGTAATCTAATGATTCTTTTTCATTAAAAAATAAAAATTTAACATCCATATCTTTATCTTCTAATAATTGAGATAAATAAATTGCATCTTGTTCCGAATCATTTAAACCATCAATCAAAGCGTAATGTATTTCAACTTTATTTCCAGTTATATGCCTATAAAAATTAACAGCGGCTATTGAACTATAAATACCTAAAGAAGATGGCATCCATTCTTTTCTTGTTATGTCATCGGTATAATGTAATGATAAATGTAATTTCACTGGTATTTTCATCTTTTCAACTACATTTGTAAAATTAAAAAAGTCAACCCAAGCAAAATGTGATATAGCAGTCGCAATAGCAAATCTAATATTATTTTTATCCCTTTTATTATAAAAATGCATCATCACACATAGAATGTTACTCCAGTTCAATATTGGTTCACCTATTCCCATGAAGCTAATTAGCAACATTTTATCATCTGTTAATTTTAAATCATCGATAATATATTGAATACCATCAATTAGATCTGGGCGTTTTAAATTTTCAGATTTAATTTTACCAATGTGGTCTGTACAATGACAAAATTTACAAGCCATATTACACATAGTTTGGCTTGGAGCACATATAATGTCTTTACCATCATTTTTATTAATATATGAGAATTCTAATGTGAAATTATCATCATTAACAAAAACATATTTAATAGTTGAATCTAATTCTGAAAAAACTTTTTTGTTTAATATCATTTATTTTAAATTTTATTTAATATTTCTTCAACTATTTTGTATCTGTCGGTTGATGTAATTACATAATCAACCTTGTTTTGGATTACTTCTTTTGAAAATCTAATCTCATCATCTTCGGCTCTTCTATTAAACTCAAATTCATCGTAATCGCCCCTATCAATACATCTTTGTTTTCTTGTCTCTAAATTAACATCAAGATAGAAAGAAGTAACTTTATCACCAAATCTTTCAATAAATCCATCTAAACCAACTGTATCTAGGACTACTACAGTATCTTTATTTGAATCCACTTCCTTGTTTTCAACCCCATAGTACCAAACAGCTGGAATATTGTTAACCAACGTATTGTATTCGCGATATTCAATTAAGCCATCGTTTTTAATAAGTTCTTCAAACGTTGAATTTGAAACAAAATTATAAGGGTTGCGTTCTGATTCCCCATCTCTAATTGGACGGCTTGTTGTACTAACTACAAAATCAAACCCGTGTTCTTTCTCTAAAATTCTGGCTGTCACGTCTTTACCAGCACAACTTTTACCAAGGATATTTAAAATCATTTACCTTCTTTTAATTTATTTTCGTATTTTGAAACATCTTCATTCCACGTTTTAAATGATGACAACATATTTTCTTTTAAAATGAATAACTCTGCTAAATATTTTGATGAGAATATCTTAAAATTTGAATTTTTAAATAATATTGATTTATGTAATTCATTGATTTTTAGATCATATAAATATTTCCACTCACCACTACTTCTTGATATCCAATAAGTAACATCATCTTCAAAAATATCAACGTCATCTTCGGTAACAAATATTAATTTTCGTTTCTCTTCAACTACTATTTTAACTGTCATAACATCTTCAACATTTAAGTTACCTTTTGATCTACAAACTATCATTCCATCACACCTGTAATAAAAATTATCAATAATAAAAAATGGTACTGAATTTTTAACCGATGGATTTCCAATATATTCAACTTTATCCCCAATTTTTAATGTTTCAGTTTCGGAAATAATTACTTCATCAATATAAAAATCACCACTATCAACACAACGCATATCATGAAGAAAACTTTCTAATGATAAACAAAATTCATTACCAAAACCATAAAGACCATTTTTCTCAAAATAAATATTTGCTGGGATTTTGGTGTCAATAAAACTCTTAATTATAGGGTATTCAATTTTCTTTTTAATATTATATAAAAAAGTATTTCCATCATTATGATCTACAACTAAATCATCACCCTTAGATAAGTGAAACCCATTTATTTTAAATGTACCACCAAAAGAATTATATATTTCAACTTCTTCCCCAATTGTAAATATTTCATTATCGGAAAGTCGTTTTACTGAACTTACTTTGAATTCGTGACCGAGTAAACCACAGTTGTTAATATTATCTGTCATTGATTCTTTAAAAACACCATCTGTAATGATATAGTTAATAATTTCATATTCTTTATCTAAATCAACTTTTTGCCAATATTCAGAATTTGAATTATAATATATTGTCCCTCTCCAAGTTGGTGTTGAATTAGTTCCACCAAAATATGACTCAACCGTACCAACCTCTGTATTGGAATTTGGTAATTTCTTAATTAATTTATAACTTACTGCTTCTATCATTTTTATTTATATATTTATTTTTACTTGAATAATTTACCACCTTTGATTTTACTAAAAAAATTGTAGGATGCCCCGATGCCTATTGACCAACCGAATCTTGAATTTTGGCCTGTTAAATCTGTATTTAAACCTACACCCATATATGGACCAAATGACCAAGGATTTTGATTTGTAACTGTAGTTTGTGGAAACTTATCAAGAACGAGTGCTCCGTTTAATTCTGTAAACGAAATTAGTTTAGATGGTGAATTTGCTTGTACAATATATTTACCATCTTTTTCAATAAAACCATAATTTAAACTAATACTAATCTTATTTGTATCTAATGTTGAAATTATTGGTGATAAAATACGGTTGTTTAATAATCTAAATTGTGTTTTACCAACAAGTACTTGACTCAACCCAGGATCACTATGGCTAAAATTCCAAGGAATCAACATCTTCGTGCTATCTTTTGGATCAGTAATTGGTTTACTAACGGCTGATATAATCGTTGGTAAATTTATAGATAATTGAGATTGAATTCCTGAAACCGTATTACCCATTGACTTGAACTCAGAATATAAATTTTTATTGTAATTTTGTAAATCACCAACTGAAGTTACAACATATCCCATCTTTTCACCGATTGATTTATTAACCTTTTTATCAACTCTGTTAGATATTGTATCCATTAAAGCTTCTCGATTGTTTTTATCAAGTAAACTGTTTTGTTCTAAAATAGAAATTTTCTTCGTTAACGATTTCGATGTTTGTATGTTCCAAATAAATAACCCAACGATTATAACCGCAAATGTAACTGCGATGTATTTAGCACTAAATGCTGCCTTGAAAAAATTTAAAATACCTGTTAATATTACCATAATTTATTTTATTATTTTTTTTATTTAAACAAATGTACTAATAAAATGCGAGAAAAACAAGTTTAATTTTTAAAATGTTCCTCATTTTTTAAATTAGTAATTAATTCAAGCTCTTTTTCATTTAATTCTTTTGGTAAAATTAAATTTACGTGTACAAATAAAGAGCCCCTACTAAATGGATTACCATATAGTTTCATACCAAGGCCACTTAATCTATAAACTTGATCTTGTTTAGTTCCTATACTCAATTTAAATTTTTGTTCTTTCCCATCGATACATTCAATTATTGTCTCTGAGCCAACAATAGCATCTAAAATTTTTACGTTAAGCGCTACGTGAAGATCATTATTTTGACGCTGGTATTTTTCATCTTGTAATTCTCTTATTTGAACAATTAAATCACCAACGTTTTTTTTACCATTTAATAAAAATTCATTACCACTATTATTTATTTGGATATTCATACCATTCTGAACACCAACAGGTAAATCTATTTCAATAACTTCATCCTTTGATATAACACCAGACGCATTACATTTTTTACAAGGTTTAATTATTGTGAATCCCTGCCCACTACAGGCTTGACAAGTTTGTTGGAAAATCATACGACCTTGTTGGAAAGAACTCATACCAGAACCACCACAAGCTTGACAAATATTAACGGAACCACCTGTTTCGTGCTTTGTACCATTGCAAGAATCACATATTATTTGTCTTTTATATTTAAATTTCTTCTTTGTCCCGTCGAAGCATTCTAACAAGGTAACTGGAACTGTAATTCTTAAATTCCCTTGTTCTCTTGGATCTTGTTGGAATCCGCCACCGAAACCACCTCGCATTTTATTTATTAAATCACCAAGGTCAACATCATTAAACCCACCGCTTTGTTGTCTATTTTTACCAAGGTCTTCACCATATTGATTATAAAGTTCTCTTTTATTTGGATCAGATAGAACTTCATATGCCTGTCCAATTGTTTGAAACTCTTCATTGGCTTTTTTTATTTCTTCTTCACTTTTACCACTTTGCTTATCTGGATGGTGTGACTTAGCTTTTTTTCGATAATTTTTCTTTATTTCTTCTTGTGTTGCATTCTCTTTAACCCCCAGAATGTCGTAATATTTTTTATCAACTACCATAATATTTTATACTCTTTCTTTAATGATATTAATTTCTTGTTTTAATTTACTTAACGCTCTCTTATTAATTAATCTAACTGCTTCGCTTGTTACTCCAATAACTTCGGCGACTTCCTGTATTTCAAATTGTTTATATTCATCTATACCATATAATAATTTCATTACTTTTTGTTCTTTTGGTGTTAAAGTTCCAATAACACTATCAATTATCGTTTTAAAGTGCTCACCATCACATTTTGCTTCATATTCATTAACAGATGACATCTTATCTGTATTATTAAATTCTATTTCGCTTCCTAAATCACTTGATCCATCAAATTCAACTATATTACTCATTGAAAACATATCAATATTATAAATATCAGATTCATTTAATATGCTTATACCTTTTGTTTCCTCTAATATATCTATAATTTCGGCTGTTGCTGGTAGTCTTCCATTTTCAAGTAAAAATCTGTTGGATATATGCTTCACATTTATCGTTTTATTTTTATTTGAAATCTTAATTTGGTCTGCTGTGAATGTTAAATATTCAAATATCATTTTTTGAATATGTGAAATTGCGTGGGTGAGTAATTTATTGTCGAATTTCATATCAAATGTTTCGATGGCTTTTAACAGACCAATATTCGCTTCATTTATTAAATCACATAATAATTCATAATTTCCAGCACTATATCTCTTAGCTACTGTAACAATGAATCGTTGATATGACTTAACAATTTTATCAGTAGCAATCTTATCCCCTTTTTTTGATAATTTAATTAATACTCTTATTTCCTTTTCATCTATTATTTTAAACTTTGAAATTTCTAATAAAAAACTATTTAAAACACCCACATTTGGTGTGTAGTAAGACTTTGAAGCATTTGAATTAAATCGTTTGAGCATAAGTTTTAATTTTTAAAATTATTAATTTAAGTTTTATTTCCTGAGTACAAAGATAGGTGAAAATATTGAACAATAGTGTTCAATTAACAAGTTTTATGAGTGAATTATGTAAGTTTTTTATTTGGCACAATAATTTATCGCTTTTACCTAATATTAAAGCGTTTTGCTAAATAGTCTTAACGTTAAAAGTTGCTGCAATGTTGTCGTACCAATATTCACTATCACCATAATAATAATCATGATGCTTACCAATACCATTTTCAATTGCTTGTGATTGTAACCAATCAATAAAATCAGGAATGGTTTCATTCGGTACTTCTTTACTTAAACTCATTATCTCAATTTGGTAGGTAACTTGTTTGACTATTTTTGTTCCAACGAGAGTGTTTTTCATTTAATTATATTAGTATTTAATCTGATTAAAGCATTTTTAATTGTTTCATATTCAATTTCACAACAATCCCAAGTGTTACATTTAGGACATTTAGTTGTTGTATCATAATAATCCTCACCATCAAAATCATATTCTTCAGCTTCTAATTCACTGAAATTGAATTTTGATCCACATTCGGAACACCCAACTTCGGAATCTATGTATTTGAATGAATATTTTGGAATAGGAAAGTGGTTTAGTATAACATAGTTTTTGTTGTATTCGATATTTACATATTCTATCGATTTAAACTCACTTATTTTATTTGGATTATATAATATTCCATTGCATTTAATTATTTTATCATTCGATTCAAAATAAGTTATTTCGGTTATTACGCACGTTTTATCTTTTTCAAATTCTTTTAATAAGTTAAAATTTTCATAATCACCAATAAAATCAAATTTTACTTCTATTGTTGTTGGGATATGTGTAATTGTATTACCAGCATTGGCATTCACATTAATCGAATCAAGATCTATTTCAATAAAATATTTTAATAAGTCCATATTAATCAACCTTTATATATTAATCCACATTTTTTAAGAAGTGATTCTATTTCATCTTCACCTAACTCAGTTTGAATATTTGCACTAATATAACTAAGTAGATTAGCTTCTGGTACTGTAATACCTTTTAAATGGTATGGTGATGTATCCGCTAAAATAAGTAATAATTTTAAATACGATTTAAGAGTTTTTGGTTGTTTCATTTAATATTTTATTTTAAAATTATTTAATATAATTCTTTTATCAATATTTTCATAGTATTCAATAAACATATTTGCGAATCTCAATGACCTTTCGTGTGATTTAATTAACGGGTATAATGCCTCGGACCAAAGCTTGACTGGAGTTATTTTTTTTAACTCTTCTATTGCGTTTTCATCAATTTTAACCACATTTAAAGCAAAATCGCCACGAGCTTCATGAATAAATGTTGAGATAAGAGTTTCTTGTGTAACCAATTCAACCTCATCGAAAAATTCAAGCGCTTTTTCTTTTAATTCATCATCACCTGATTGATATAATTTTCTTGCTATTTCTATTGTTACTGGAATTTGTGCAAAAGTTTTTGTTCTCATGAATATTATTCTGATTAAATTGGTTTACCATCTTTTTCCCATCGTTCGATTGTTTTGATTTGTCTTTTTGTTAACTCGTTAGCTAACATAATTAACTTACGTAACATTGGATCTTCACAATCTTCCCACATTTTATCTTCTCTGAACCCTAATTCAGTTATTAGATTAATAAATGCGAATTCATTATCCACATTCAAACGTATTTCAAGTGGTGTTTCTTTAAGAATTTTTGAAATTATATCTGATTTCATTTTATACCATTTATTCAATAAAAGTCATTATATTCAATATATTTTTCACCAAAATTTTCCTCGTATTGATTAATAAAATTTCTACGAATGCCAACCATATCATCAACAAGACTACCACAAAAACCAATATTACGTCTTAATAGATAAATGGATACTTCAGTTGTCAATATGTTCTGCAATAAATTAGCTTGAGCCATTGGTATTAGATCTGAATAATTCATTTCTTCCCAATCAATTTCTTTATTAACTTTATTAAAATAATCCTCAACTAATGATATTTCTATTAAATCTTTCATTTTATTTCAATTTAAATATTACCTATGTTTAAATAAAGTTTACAATCACCATAAGCTTCATCTGCCTCTGGGTCATTACCAAAATAAGCCGATTTAGTTAAAAAAATACCATCGTCTGTAACACCATATTGATGATCTTTACCATTGTGAGTTATAATAACTGGTAGTTCATCGTTGAAATCTTGTAATATACCAATTAGATCTTTAACTTTTAGATATTCCATATTATTTTTTCTTTTTTGACCAGCGGCGAAATTCAAAATAAGACATGTTTCGAATCTCTTCAATTGTTTTTTCTTTTGATTCAGTCGGCTTTTCTATATCTGAACATTTATATTTTAATTCTTGTATAATCTTATCTTTATTAATGATTCTTTCTTTTAATTCATCATTTTCATTAGCTAATAATATAATAGCTTCATCTACATCTAACCCGCAAATAAAAGTATACCCACTATAATTTGAATATTTCTTTAAAATATTACCCTTTTCGATTTCGTTTTTAAAATCCCTCAACTTGTTGTATTCAACAACGTCCAAAATAACCGTATCTTTTGTCATATTTATTTTTAATTTAATTAGTTTTTTCATCCATATCTGAATCATTAATGTAACCAGTGGTTGCATTTCCCCAGAACCCTCTTCCATTTTTAATTTCCCAGTCTGAGACTGTAGAACAACCATCTAAAGCATCTGAATCCATATTATAATTTATTATTAGTTTATTTTTTTAATTCTGTACAAATGTACCATAATTGTTTTATAAAAACAAGTTGGTTAACATATCTTATATAAAATAATTAATTTGTTATAATGTTGGTGAATTATTAATTTCATCTATCAAGTAGTTAATATCTGTTATTATTGTATCGTTATATTCGTGATTACTATAATATAATAATTTTATTCCATTTTCAAAACATAATTTACTTTTTAAATTATCATTTATAACTCTTTTCTCAAAATCAACATCACCACCAAAATATTTTATTGATCTAAAATGTTGTTCTCCTTGACATTCAATGCCTATTTTTTTATTTTCAATATAAAAATCAAGAGTCAATGGCTTTAGCCAATCTACATTTCTTACATCGTATTTAAAACTTATTTCGTTAGTTTTTAATATATTTCGGACTTCTGTTTCTAATTTACTTTCTTTACATTGCTTGCAACCACATCTTTGTAAATGATCAATTGGGGTTTGATTAAAAACCCCGTGTTTTTTACAAATAATATCTATTTTAGTAAAACAGTTTATATACACCACATTACTATAATCGTATCTATCTCCGTGAACTAATTTTGCTTTTTCAATAAAACTCTCTTTAGTATCTTTATATGATTGCTTTGAACATTTAGGGCAACATCTTCCTTTCAAATGGCTAGATGGGGTTTGAGTGAAATATCCGTGATCTTGACATGTTATAATAATTTTTGAATTTGAGGTTTTATAAATTGATTTTTCATATGTGTATTTATTATCATGAACTTTAATAGCTTTGTCAATAAATTCAGTAGTATTAGAACTCCTAATTAATCCTCTTCTCGCTATACCACATTTTTGACAACCGTGACCACTCAATAGGTGAGTTGGTGTTTGTTCGAATTCTCCGTGCTCTTCACAAATAATTATTACTTTTTTCCCGCACCCATCATATAACGTTTTAGAATAATCATAATTATCGTAAATTGCTTGGCATTTATTAATAAATTCTTCATTAGTTAACTTTTTCATGTATTTATTTTATATATAAATACATGAAAAATTGAAAAAGCTGTTATTGTAACATGAAAAATGTTATTTAATTAAAGTTTTTCTATTAAATATTTTATTTCAGCTATTTTTTCTGGTGTTGTTTTAAAGTTTATTTCATCCTTTGAATATATGAATCCAAGCATTTTCTTTGGACGAGTGTATGCAACATATTCTAAATTTCTCTCTTGTTCTTTTTCCCAATCTTGTTTTACAAACTTACTTGGCATTAAATTCTTATTCAATATATACACGTTGTCCGCTTCCAGTCCTTTAGCTTTATGTATTGTTGATAAACAAATTCCTTCCCCGTTGTTGTCTTTAAAAATTAACGTAAGCTTATTGATTAATTCAAGTTTTGTTTCTAATCCGTTAGCAACAATTTCCAAGCATTCGATACTATCAAGTAAATTATTGAATTCCTGTGTTTCGAATACTTCACTTTCGCTTATTTCAAGTAGACTTTTAGTTTGTTCAATAAAGCCAAGTAATGATGAATATAGTTCACTAAAAACACCAATTTCATTTAAATCTGTGTTTAAATCATCTACATTAATATCTTTAATTAAATCAATTAAATTAACCCCAATATCTTTTCCTTTAATAAATGCTTTTTTATCTTCTGAAATCAATTTTAAGTACAATTTAACGAGTGGTAAGGTGTTTCGACATATAATCATGTCCCCATCGATGATATCGTCAATAGAGGCCTTATAATTGATATAACCCTCTATCGCATTTTCACGAGCTTCAATTTCTGGAACAAATTTCTTTGCTAACTCAATTACCTTTGTTGGACACCTGTAGCAAATTGATAACGGAAGTAATATTGTACTTGGAAGTGATTTAATTTTATTAAATGACTCAGTATCAGATCCAGAGAAACCATAGATGGACTGATTTTTGTCTCCTACGGCTATGAAACGGCCACCTTGTTTGAAGCATTTCAAAAATAATTGTAATTGTGAATATGATAAATCTTGTGCTTCATCAATGATAATAAAATCATATTTAAATGTTCTGATTGGTAGGATATTTGGAAGATAGAGCATATCACCGAAATCAATTGAATTAGTTTCTTCTAAACTATTCTTAGCCCACGCAAGTAATGCAAGTGCAATGTCAATTTCATTATCAACTAATACAATATTGTGTTTAATTGATATTACTTCCAATTGTTTTTTATTTTTTGTTAGATAGTATCTACCAAGGTCAGTTAGTTTTAATATGTTGGATTTATATTTCTTTACATTTTTTACATTTACACCATCGCTTATACCTTCAAATAGGTCATCACTTGCGCCATCAATCTCATTATGATTAAACCAAACATTAAGTTTCTTTTTATATTTAAGTTCGTCAATCTTTATATCAATGTCTTTAAAATTATATTTTAGAATTGAATAACCTAAAGAATGTAATGTTTTTACATCTGTTTTTTCTCTATTAATCTTACCTTTTAAACTTTCAACAATAGCATTATTGAACGCTAAAAATAAAACCCTCTTATCTCCTTTAATGTATTTTAAACATTCGATGATAGTTTTTGATTTACCTGACCCAGCAACTGCCTCTACAACAGCGTTTCCGTGACCGTATTTTATGAAATCAAAAACCTCTTGTTGATATACACTTGGAATAAATTCACTCATCTTTTATTACTATAATTCTATATCGTTTATATTTCTAATTTTAATAGTATATTTATCCGTATGCATAATCCTACGCTCATCTAATTCTTCTATTATTTGATATTTATTAGTTAAGTGATCAATTAATTGATCTACTTGAAACATTATAAATTCGCGTTTGATACGTTCGGCTAATACCATTTTAGGCATTCCATTTGCTTGATGTAATATAATACCTTTCCCACCAGCAAGCGCATTAATACCGCTTTTAATTACTATTTCCTCTTCTATTGAATTAAATTCTTTATCGGTTAAATTTTTTAATTCATCATATCTTTTTGAATTCCAGTTTCGAGCTGTAGTAATGCAATGTAACGCTTCTTCTTTTGTGTTAATGTGGATTGGAAAATATTTCATTATTTTTATTTTCGTTTGTTCCAAAATTTAATTGCTTCTTCTGGTGTATCTTGCCAACTATCTATTGCGTGTTCATCTTCACCAGTGCATCTAACTCTATAATATTTAAACATTGAATCACCAAAAGTTGTATTTTCTATATTGCATTCTGATCCACAAAATGGGCAACTATCAATACCTAATATTCCATCTGTATTATATATTATCATTCTATAATTAATTTTGGTAAATACACTAATTTAACTTCATGACACATTGAAATTAACTGTATTTCTGGTAATCTTCTAATATCACCTATACTTATATCTTTGTGATTGGATGATATACACACTAATGTAAAAACATTTAAATCACTATTAATAACCTCTAACCCATTTGTAATCCATAGCCCGTGTGAAATCATATATTTTTCTGGTACGTTTGATTCGAATTCACGATCAATCATCCACATTGTTTTTAATCTGACCTTTATCATCAATTATTTTATAAATGATTTAATTGCAGTTTCCATTCTGTTTCTTATATCTATAGGGTTAAATCCCTCATAAGCAAATTCCATTTGGAACTCAAATACACCAATATTTCCTTCATCATTAACATATAAATCAACAGATAACCAAGGATAAGAAAATCTTTTCATTATGCATCTAATTTTATAAATTAATTTCGAATCTATTTTATTTATAGTGTCTTCATCAACCATTATAGGTGTTGATCCGTGTGATAAATTACCAAGAAATTGACCTTCTTCTTTTTTCCGTTCATATATTAACGAGTCTTCTGGAAAACAAATTAACCTAAACTCATTTTTAACTTCTATTATTTCTTGAACAATCATTTGTTTATCAGAAAATTGATCTTCAACATATGAATGGTTAATATCTGGTTCGCATAATTTTTGGCAATTAATTTCCTTGGAGTAAATAGTAGGAACATTATCATATGGATTTTCCAACATGTCCTTAAATTGTTTTCTATCTATAATTTTTACACCAAGACCTCTTGCCCCACAAATTGGTTTGACTACAAACTTATTTAACTCACAGAACGAATCAAATTCGCCTATGCTACGAAATGCTGTATATTCTTTATTGTTGAAATAGGTGTTAGGGGTTCTAATATCGTATTGTTTTAAAATAATATATTGTTGAATCTTATTTAATCTTTCCCCACCTATTATTGGTATATTAAATACATCTAAATGACTTTTAATGTTACCATAAAAAGCTGATTCATTTTGAAATGCTAATTTAATGTCTTTATCATATGGACTGGTAGTAAAATCAAATTGATTTGAAAGTATTGATGGTATATTATTCGTGTAAATTTTCATTAATGATTTTTATTTATAAAAGGTTCTTTTTTACTTTTCTCAATTATCCTTTCCGATAATGTTAACTGTGATTTTTTTGGTGTTTCTTCAGCTGAGTATATTTTATTGTTTGCTTCCATTTTTTTAATAAACACCTTTGCGTCCTCACCATATATGACACCAAGTGGGCCGAGTTCATCGAGAAGATTTTTATTAATTCGATTGAATAACTTTTTTATAAATTTACACATATTTTTTAATTTAATCTTGTTATAATTGACACCATTGATTTGGCTTTTGTTATGATCATTTGATTAACATCAGCTTTAATACTTTCTTTGAAAGATACTTTTACATCTTCCATAATTGCTTTACAAGTATTTGGTAACATGTCCCAAACTTCATCTGCTATTAAGTCTCCACCAGATTTTTTCATAAGTTTAATTTTTTTATTCATATTCTAAGTTTTGGTTTTATTTATTTGAACCACAAAGATATGAATTATGTTTAACTTACGGAAATTTATTAACAAAAATTATTTCTCATCATCTGGAATTAAAACAGATTGTATTTCAGATGCTCTATTATATATTCTATCATTAATGATTGAATTTCTTTTAATATCTTTCAAACAAACAATTATCTCTCTAATTTCTTCTGGTTTCAAAATATAAAACTCTGTTGAATATGTATCGCCATCTATCATGTCGATTTTTTCTTTTTTTATATCAACCAGTTTTTCACTAACGATATGTTTAGATAAAGAATTTATAATATCATATTCGATTATATCATTTTTAACGTCATACTGAAAACTACCTAATAATTCATTACTAATTCTGACTTGTGTTGATACTTTCCTCATTTAACTTTGGTTTTGAGCAAATGTACCAATAATAAATGAATAAAACAAGTTACCTTAAAAATAAAAACTAAAAATTACCTAAATTTGCTGATTTGAATGTATTTATATTAAAATACCCAACAACTAAATGAATATTAAAATAACAAAAGCTCAATTAGAAGAGGTTAGGAATCATTTAAATGAGAGCCCAGATAAAGTATTGAATAGTTATGATGATCTGATAGCTCATTGGTCAAATGATGATGCGATAGCTTTTGGTTTCTTAAATGGGAGAGCTTTTGTTGGATATAATAATACATTATTTTTTGAGTCAAATAAGATATCTCAGGATAAAAAATATGAAATTGATCATACGGCCTGGAAATCTGTTGAAAAGATGCAAATGCATCGTGGTATATCTGACTTTTATGGTGTATTATATGGTGATAATGGAATTGGATCGGATAGGAGTAGTTTTGAACACCCTGGAAGATTGTGGACTAATAGTAAAGTTATATCATTTTGGCAGTATCCAGATAAAAATAAAATGCCAAGTCTATTAAAAGAACTTTCAACTGAAATTGAGCACATTTATGGCTTGAAAGTAGATTTCTCGAATTATAGGATTGAAATTAAGACAAATGAGTATCAGGCCGATTTAGATGCTGATGATGAGGACTATGAACCAGATTACGAATGGGAAACCAATAGTAAAATTGGAAATTTAATCCCTGTAAAGAATTTCATGGGGTCAAATGATTCATCAGCAAGTGAAATGCAAAATATTCACACATTATCATCCGCTGAGAAAATGAAAACACCACAAATGAAAGCCTCTTTAGATGCAAAATATAAAAATATCGGAGATAAGTTGGGGAATGTAACTCAGGCTGAATATAATCATTATAAACGTTATGGAATGGGAGAAGGAAAAACAATATTGATTACAAAAGAACAATTAAATGAAATCAATAAACATCTGGAAGAGGAAATTAAATTACCAGTTAAAGTTGGTGATACTATAATGATGGGTAAGTTTAAAAATAAGAAAGTTGTTATAAAGACTATTGGCGAGGATGATTTTGGTATGCCTACTATTAATGGCAAAAAAGCCGCAACGTTTAGGATTCCAAAAAAAATTGAAGAAGTCGAATTAAGAATAGGAAATAATCCAGAAAATATTGATTGTGAATATTTAGTTGGTAAAACTATAGGTCTTTATGGTTCTTATGGTGGTCGTAGGGATGGTAAACGAATATACAATTTTAAAGATAGAGGTGTAATTAATAGTTTGATTAAAAACGGTGATAGGTTTTTTTTGAGGGTTGTAAATAGTAGGGGTGGATTGTTAGATTTAACTAAAAATATTACAACAACTAATAATATGATATGGACAAATAGTAATCATAATAAGTCAGAAATAATTATATCACCATCTGTTTGGGATTATTGTAAACAAATTAATAACAATAAATTAACCGAAGCAACAATTGAAGACGTAAATCTTAGTTCTTTTAAACCTAAAAAAGAATTAAATACTAAGTTTTGGGATGAATCTGGTAAGTTAAAACCAATCGTAAGGAAACGTTTACTTAAAATAGCGGATGATTTTATTGAATACTTAACAATTGATATTAAAAAGGTTAATGACATAGTTTTCCTTGGAAGTATGGCTAATTTCAATTGGTCAAGCTATTCAGATGTTGATTTACATTTGATTGTAGATTTTAGTAAAATAAATAAAAATATTGAATTAGTTACAGAGTATTTTGATTCAAAGAGAAGATTATGGAACGAAGATCATGAAAATCTAAAGATATTTGGATTTCCTATTGAGTTGTATGTACAGGATATAAAACAAGAAAACGCATCTGTTGGTCAATTTTCATTGGAAAAAAATAAATGGTTAAGTAAACCAGAAATAATAAATGATGCTGATTTTGATAAGAAAAAAATTAAAGAAAAGGCCTCAACTATTATGACAAGCATTGAAAATTTATTAAAAGATTATAAATCAAAACCTAATTTCACTGAGCTTACAGTAATATCGAATAAAACAAAAAAACTTTACGATAAAATCAAGAAACTAAGGAAACAAGGATTGGAATCTGAAGATGGTGAACTCTCAATAGGTAATATAGTTTTTAAAGTTTTAAGACGTAATGGATACTTCGAAAAATTAATTGATTTGAAACTTGTGACCTACGATAAAATTAATTCAATTAAATGAAAATAATTTACAGAAAATCAGTACTTTTTCAAAAAAAAATATATTTATATTAAAATAATTAAATAAATAATTAAAAAAATGGCTAAAACCACCGATAATTCATTTGATAATAAGTTAAATGAGATGAAACGATTAATGAATTTCAGTGTATTTGCTGAATCTGACAATAAAAACTATTCATCTGAAATCGTTGAGTATAAAAAAATAGCAGCTGACGGTAAATGCTATGGTATTGTACGTGAAAGCAATAAATACTATATTAAAGTTTCTGGAAAAACGGAAAATCCATTGAAACAAGATTTCGACTATGTTGGTGGAATTGGATATAAATCAATGTGTGAAAATAATTCGTATGCTTTGGCTGTTAAAAACCTTGAGTTTAAATTGCGTTCAATTAACGAAGCTAAAAATCAGAAAGGTCGCATTGTTGATTCATTTAATCCAGATACAAAAGAAACAATTATAGCAGAAGAACGCGTTGAAATGAGTAAAGAACTTGCTCGTCAACGTGAGATCATGTTCAAAACATCTGGTATATTGAAAGAAGACCTTGGATATAAACCAGTTTTGAAGATTACATCTACAGATGCTGATAAAAAAGCCGAACCATTTACCGATAAAGTAACTGAACCAAAAGGAACTGAAGTACCAAGTAAGGGAAATGTGGAACCAACTAAGGTCGGAATTCCTTTCAATGATGAAGTTAAACCAGATATGGAAGCCGATCCTTCGAAAGCAGGTAAGAAATTTAAAATTACTGGACTTCAATTGAAAAATGTTAAAGCTAAATTGGCCGAGGAAGCTATTCAAGCAGTTTCTACAACCACATCAACTACACCTGTTGTTCCAGCAATTGTAACACCAGCTAAACCACCAGTAGACCCAAATGCGCCAGCAGTACCACCAGTAGCTCACCAAGCTGATTTAACACCAGGAACCAAAGCCGAAGTTGTAACTGAAGGCCAGGATATCAACACTCGTAAAATGAAATTTGATGTTGATAAATTATCTAGTAATAATCCAGAGGTAAGTAGAACATTAAATTTGATTAAAGATAAAGTATATAAAATGCCAGATAGAATGGCTGATTATGATGAATATCTTTATATGGAAGATTTAATTGATCTGATTGGTACTATTCGACAAGATTATAAGGCTGATAAGGGTTTTAGATATGACCCAACAAATAATACAAAAGTTGATTTGGAAAATCTGGAGGATAATCTTTATGTTATTTTAGATCGTAATCCTATTTACCAAGAAGTAACAAGAGACCCAAATGGTAATGATGAAGACAATTTAGATATTGAACCACAAGAATACAATGACAACGCTGGATTTGAAGATGATGTTGAATCAGTTGATTTGGATGGAACACAGCCTTTCGAAGAAGAAAAAATGTATGAAATAGATGAAGATGAATTGACTGAGGCTATTTTGAATGTATTTGGAAAAGTTGATTCATTTGGTAAAGAACCTATGACAATGCCAGGTGGTGGAACAAGGCAATATGCAATCCAAAAACCTAAGGCAGATGGAACATTGGTTACACCAGAAAAAGCAGAAGCTGAATTGGTTGCTGAACCAAAGGATGCAAAAACTGAAATGAAACCAAAAGATGATATTGAAAAGACCAAAGGTTATATGGATAAATTGGCTGAAAGCATTATCAGGGATTTAAAAAAAAAAGTAAAATAAAAGAGGGTTATGATGATGAAAACCACTTGCTAAATATGCAACGTGATATGTTGAATGGGCCAGAACAATCAGATGAATTTGGTGATTATAGTGTTGAAAGTGAATATGGTAATCTCATTAGAGCGTCAAAGGATGGTAAGGTAGAATTAAGGTCAAAAAATGCAAATGAAGGATCTACAATTATATTATATGATAATTTAGGACAATTAAAAAAAGCAAAACCATTTAGAAATACAGACATTGCTTTTGAAAAATTTAAAGAATTAACGGGTTCGAATGAAACCATTGAACAATTCTATGGACAATCTGACTTTGTTGATGATGAAGACCAACCTTATGAAATGGACGAGTCTAAAAAAAAACTCACTGAAATAGATGTGAACGGTGGACAACAGGTGAAATTAAAACTACCTGTTCCACAATCACAAGTTCAACCTGAAATGTCTCAAGAAGCTCCTGATATGGGTGTAAGTCAACCGCCAATGGGTGAACCACAACAGAATGAAAACCCATTTGGAAATGAGAAATTTGATGCTGGCGTTGAAGCTGATGAAGCAACAGATCCGAAATTATTTATACAACAATTATCGGGCAAGTTAGCTCAAAGTTTAAGGGCTTATAATGAAACAACAAAAGACGGAGACCTTAATAAATTCGCCACTAATAGCATCATAAGTGCCTCAATACCAAATATGAGTCCAGAAGACGCTCAGGACGTAATTAAAAAAGTTCAAGATAATATTGGTAAAGTAGATGGTGGTGATGTTACAGATAGTGCATCTATTGGACAAACAAGTGATGTACCACCAGAACAAGGAATGCCAAGTGAAGCACCAATAGAAGGAGGGGATGATTTACAACAAGCACCACCTAAAATGGAAAGTAAAGGAATTAATAATAAGAATAAGAAAAAGCTTGTCAAAGAAAGCGAAACTATTGATGAATTAATTGATCGAATGTTAAGGGGTGATGATTCAGAAATGTCTAATAGAAAGCCCTCTGGAAAGAAAAACATTTTTAAAGCACCTGAATTTAAATAGTAATATAAAAAATCCCGTTGAAATTAATCTAACGGGATTTTTATTCTTAAAGTAATTTTAAATTTTCTTGTTCATTAAGCCAACCAATCACCACCGTTATGCTGTCTGTGACATCAAAGTTTGATTTATCAAGATTACCTTTCTTATCATAAGTGAACACCAAATCTGGATATAACTCCAGTACCTTTTCTAATATGATCTGTTTTTTATCGATATCTGGACTGTATGCTGAAAAGAGTGCTGGTTTAGATGCTTTTTGCTTTGCAAGTGAGACAGGTTCGCCTTTTTTATTGATAGTACGAATACCAACCAATTCTGGAAATGCATTTGAACGAGCATCGTAAACTGAAATAAATTTTGGAACTATTTTAAGTAAATCATATACGGATTCAGCTATCAGAATATTGAAACGTGCTAATATTAGTACTGTCCCAACATTGTTAGATCGCGCTAACGGCTCCTCTATAATGACTTCATCAATTTGAAAATCAACATATTGTTTTAAAAATTCATTTTCAAAAATTTTCTTTTTTAAAAATAGTGCCTCTAATCCTTTAATATTTTTATTGATTTTGGGGCTTACTGCTGTCGCTTTAATAATTTCTCGTTTATTACCATCAACTTGCATTAGTGTACACCCAATAGTTGTAGTTGATACATCTAACCCAAGTATTAATTTAGATTTATTTTCTTCCATTTACTTTATTGATTTTAATAATATTATATACTTTATATTTTGTGTTTAAATAAATAAATTTCATACTTGAACTTGTTTTTTACATTTTTTATCAGTACATTTGTTCAAAATCAGAAAAATAAGATAGGTAATGAAGTTTATGGGGTCTAAGAGTAGAATTGCAAATGACATTCTACCAATAATTTTAAAAGATAGAACTGAGAATCAATGGTATGTTGAACCGTTTTGTGGTGGGTTAGGTACATTAGATAAGGTTGATGGTAATAGAATTACAAATGATAAAAATAAATATCTTATAGCAATGTGGTGGGGGTTACAACATAATCTTTGGAAACCAATGGAGATTCCAAAAGAACTTTATTCAAGGGCAAGAACTGAATTTAATAATGGAACCAATATTGGCTTTAATGATTTCGAAATTGGCTGGATTGGTTTTATGGGTTCTTTTAACGGTAGGTTTTTTGATGGGGGATACTCTGGTAAAACATTAACAAGGGATTATGTTAACGAACAAATTCGAAATACATTAAAACAAGCTGATAAATTAAATGGTATTCATTTTTGTTCTATGAATTACTACGATTTAATTGTCCCATCAAATTCAATTATATATTGTGATCCACCGTATGAAAATACAAAGCAATATTCTACATCTAAAAATTTTATCCATACTGATTTTTGGCAATGGTGTAGGGATATGACACTTAATGGACATCAGGTTTTTATATCAGAATATAATGCACCAAAAGATTTTGATTGTATATGGAGTAAGGAAGTTACCAATTCAATGCATACAACAAACACAACTAAACCAATAGAAAAACTATTTAAATATAATGGGACAAATTTATAAAGAACAAACCTTTGATAGATCGGAGGATTATGGAAATACAACTATCACCCAAAAATGTAGTTATAATTCCGTGGCTGAATGGCTCGTTATTGAAAGTGCTGGTATGGAAATCTCACTTAGCGTTGATGATTTTGAAATGTTAATAGATTTGGTTAACCGATGTTTGGATATGAAATGTGGGCAGTTAGTAGAAAAACTTATTAAATGAAAAAGAAAAGATTAAATAGCTCGGAGCTTATAGAAATGTGTAAGGATTTCTGTTGGATAATTAATGTAATTGACAGTTGTGATAAGGTTATGCAACTCAGTTCTTGTTATAAATTAATTGACCTATATAGTGATAAATATAAATTTTTAGGTTTGAGCTATGAAGATATATACCCAACAAAAAGTAACCTAAACGAAAGGGTTTATTATAGAATGAGAGCGTTATTAGATAATATATAAAGAAATAAGCGCAATACGATAAACTAATAATATTATGATTAAATATTGCATCGGAACAAACTTGATTGGAATACTTGAATATGTTGAGCATTATAAAGTATTTGAAAATTACCACTATCGACGATTTAACCAATCAATTAATAATAAATTCAATAACTTTAGGTTCAAAAATTTTAATAATAAATATAAATGATAGACTATAAATTATTAGACGATTCGGTAAATTATTATAGTGAAAATGGGTTTCAACGAATTGAGTTGCCTTGGACGGTTTCACCATATATCGATGATATTACACGACCAGTAAATAAAACACCGTTCCAATTAAATATCAATAACAAACGTTTGGTTGCAAGCGGTGAACAATCATTTTTATATTTATATTTGAAAGATTATATCACCAAGGGGCAGTTTATGGGGATCACTCCTTGCTTTAGAAACGAATCAGTAGATTATTTACATATGCAGTATTTCATGAAAAATGAATTAATTAAAACGGATATCGTAAATGATAATGAAGTTCACAAAATATTAAATATGTCATGTGATTTTTTTCAACAATATTTTAAACACAATATACTTGACGTAATTAAGACAGATATCGGTTATGATATCACAATATGTGGTGAAGAATTAGGATCATACGGAATACGTGAATGTGAATTTTTAAAATGGATTTATGGTACTGGATGTGCCGAACCAAGATTATCAACTCTAATAAAGAAATATAAATAAAATTTAATATGGGATATCATAAGAGAGAAATTAAGAAAGGAGTACTTGGGGAATTTTCTAAAGTACAGGAAGAGTTTACAGAACTATTTGATGCATATGAACAAACGGATAAAGTTTTACAGATATGTGAATTAACAGACTTACTTGGTGCTATAGAAGCATTTTCAGAAAGTCAATTCAAATTATCAATCGAAGATCTACTAAAATTTTCAAATAAAACAAAATCAGCCTTCGAAGAGGGTGTAAGGAAATAAATATTATGGCAATAGCAAATCCCCCAATACACATTATATGTGGCCTATGTGGTTGCAATCACGAATTTAAATATCACCTTATAAAAGAAATAAATGATGATACCTGGGAAAATGAGGATAAAGTTGTCATCACCTGTGAAAATTGCGGAACGCTAACGTATTTGGATGAATTAATTGAAGAAGAAAAATAAATTTAAAAAATAGTTTTATGAAGAAAATTAAAGTGCATTTTGAGTGTGACAGTACTGACGAGGATTTAATATTCAAAATTGATGAAACCAAAGATATCGACAAACAAATACAGAAACGTTTTAAAGCTTGGTTAAATGAAAATACTTCTTCAGAATGGGAAATAATAGAATCTGATGAAAGTAAAATAAGACGTAACGTAAATGATAATGTTGATGATGATTGTGAAGATACAAAATACGAAGATGATGATAAAGAAGATGATGCATTTGAAAAATGTCTTGAAACCGCAAATTCGAATTTAAGAAATTTTAAAAACGAGTATTGTTCCAGACTATTCAATAATACCCTATTTAAATGCTACGTAAATGATCTTGAAATATGGCTTGAAGGTAATTTAATAATTTCCAATGGAAGATCTTTTATTTCAGCTTTTGATAATTTTGAATATAATGATGAAGGAGAATTAATATTTGATAATAATCTTTTAGTTCCAATAGAAACAGAATATGATTCACGTATTGGTCAATTTACTGGAAAATTAGATGTGAAAAATAATAAAATTTTTGCTGATATTGATATTTTTGAATTCCATCAACACGAAAAAAACATTCACGGAATAGGGTATTTTGAATTCAATGAATCAACACTTAAATACAATATTAATTGGTACAAGAGATATGTAGATAGTGAATGGTATGATGATGACTATTCTATAATGGAAGAAGAAGTTATTGAATATATCCCAACTGTAACCGAAATTGGAAAAATTGTTGGAAATACAATGCTTTCTGAAAGAGAAATAGGAGAATTAATATTTTAAATAACAAATTAAATAAAAAACAATGATTAAAGAAATTAATGAAGTATTGGGAATTCCAGATATGGAAAACTTAATGACGTTAGAAGAAATTAAATCTTCTATATTAGAGGGAAAAGGTACCTTTGGGTGTGGACCGATTTATCAACTATACGTTGAGATTAAAAGTGGCTTAATTGAAGATAAAACATCAATTGTATTGGAAAATTTAAATGAGCAGCAAATTTCAGCATTGGATATGTCTGGATATGATTTTGAATTTAAATATCCTGATAATTGTATTAATAATAATGGAATTCAAATTATCGAAATTAAATTATTTTAAAATATTAGGAGTCGAGTATTTAAAAATGCTCGGTTTTTATTTGGAACTTGTTTTTCTTGAATTTTATTGGTATATTTGCTTCGAATCAATTTAAAAAATAAAATAGTTTTATGAACACAACATTAGTTAAAGTATCGGAGAATGTATTTAGGGTTGAGGGGGAAATCAAATACGATTCAGATGAGGGAACAAAAGTTATCCTATACGGAGAAGATTTTGATAAATGGGTTAATAATATAGATAAATATAAAGAAAAATACCCTAAATTGTGGTATGATATTGAAGTTGATGAATTTGAAAATCTGGGTTGTGGTAAAATGTTTGTTTGGAATAGAGATAACTACATACAATTTGAACGAAGTTGGAGAGATCTTAACCCTTTAGTACATTTTCAAGAGATACAATACTGTGCTGAAGAATCATCCAACGAATATGTTAATCTAATTTTAAATTTATTTAAATCAAATTTGATTGATAAAAATATAATTAAACAACTTCATGTTTGGAGTACGAAAAAATATCTTAGTGGCTATGAAATAATGGATCATTATAAAGAACAAAACCTTATACTATATCCTATTCTTTCATATGGGTTTAATAATAGTTTAGTTGCGTATGTAAATCCAAAATATTTTACTGAAAGTTCATTAATTGAATACGAAGAACATATAGATATTTATAAAAAAAATAATAGCGATGGTACATCCTGAAAAACCAACATACAACAGAGTAGGGGAAATAAAAAGATTTAAAATTATGAGAAGAGGAATAGAAATTTGTATGATGGGAGAAAATTATGGTATTTTAAACTTACATAAAAATATCAACGGACTCCCAAAGAAAAAAGCAAGAGAAATCATTGAATCATTTGGGACATTCGATAAAATGCGTAGACATCGAAAAGCTACTTTAGCTGAAAAATTGGATAATCTACCTCAAATGACTGAGGAGTTAAGAGATTGTATTCTTGATATCATTGTAAAATATAACTACTTAATCAAAGACAACCTTTCAAGTGATGTTAAAGAATATTTTGACACAAATAGAAACGCAGCTTATTAAATAAAAATATGTTTACAAAAAAAGAAATCGAAAAATTAGAAATTGATGATTATGCTTGTGATTTTCTTCCTGCTATGCTTACTAAGGCAGCTAAAAGGTTATTATTAGTTCCAGATGGTAAATATACCTCTAAATATATAGAAATTGAACGAACTAAAATGAGACCAATATATGAATTTAGAATTTATCGAAATAAATAAAAACGATGAAAAATGAAATTAAATGCCCTAATTGTGGTTCAACTCAATTAACTACAAATAAAAATGGTTATAGCGCTGCTAAGGGAATTAGTGGAGTAATTTTAACTGGAGGAATAGGATTAGCAGCTGGATTTATTGGTAGTGGTAAAGTAAAAATTACTTGTTTAGATTGTGGTAATAAATTTAATCCTGGTGAAGGCCTTAAAGATGGTGAACTATCAAAAAAAGAAAAATTATATGCATCCATAGATTTTAATAAAGAGTCTTCTATTTCTATGAAAATTGGAATTGTTTCCGCTGTAATTGCATTGATTCTTTTCTTACTTGCATTCTTATTACTTATAACTGGTAATTTTTCAATTGCTGGAACGCTTGCTCTATATGGACTGTTATGTGGCGTAATTTTTTGCATAACATCCGCAATTGGATAATCAAATAAAAGGTGCGTTAATCCACACCTTTTATTTTTCCACCCACAAATTAACTCCAAAAAAATGTTAATAAAATATAATTAATATCGATTTTAGATATTAAATGGGTAAGTATTGCCCAGACCAGTTTTGAAAGAATGGTTAATAATTCTTTCCTTAGTAAAAAACTTTTATTTTTCATAAATACATGAGATAACGTTAGTGTTATTTATATATTATATGTCAACCTTTCCGCTGACAAAATAATTTTAAAACAAAATAATGAGTAAAAAACTTACAACAGAAGAATTTATAATTAAAGCAAGATTAATTCACGGAGATAGATATAATTATTCTGAAACAATATATAGTGGAAGACACTCTAAATTAAAAATATTTTGTAATATTCATAAAGAATTTTTTGAACAAGAAGCTGGATCACATTTATTAGGCAGTGGATGCCCAAAATGCAGTATAAAAAAGGGTACGTTAAAAAGAACAAAAACGCAAGAGCAATATTTATTAGAGTTATATAAAAAGCACGGAGATAGTTATGACCTATCAAATATTAATTATATTAACGATAAAGGAAAAGTTAACGTAATATGTAAAAAATGTGGAAATAATTTTTATGTTCAAGCTGGATCATTATTAATATCTAAAGGTAATGGTTGTAAAAAATGTTTAGGAAATTATTATCTATCAAAAGAAGAATTTATAAAAAAGGCAAATATTAAACATAAAAATAAATTTGATTATTCAGATGTTGTTTTTATTAAATTAACCGATTATATTATTTTTTATTGTAAGGATTGTGGTAATATTATCAAGCAAACTGTTGAGCATCATTTACGAGGCGATGGATGTGCTAAATGTAGTAATAAAATTAAACCAACAACTAATGAGTTTATTTTAAGCGCAAAACTTATTCATGGTGATAAATTTGATTATTCGTTAGTGAAATATGAAACTGCACATAAAAAGGTTAATATTATTTGTAAAAAACATGGTCAATTTTCGTGTAGCCCTACCAATCATTTACAAGGTAAAGGGTGTCCTATTTGTATAGAAAGTAAAGGCGAAAGCTTAATTATGAAAATATTAAATAAGAAAAATATTATTAATATCAACCAACATAGATTTAATGAATGCAAGAATATAAAACCATTACCTTTTGATTTTTACATACCATCGCTTAATATATGTATAGAATTCGATGGTAAACAGCATTTTCAACCAGTTAATCATTGGGGAGGAGAAATATCTTTTATACTTAATAAAAAAAGAGATGAAATTAAAACACAATATTGTCTTGATAATGGTATTAAATTAATTAGAATCCCATATACGGAATTTTATAATATAGAAGAAATATTAAATAAAGAATTAAATATTTCTCAAAATTAAACTTGTTTTATATAAAAATTATACGTACATTTGTTTAAAATAAAAATTAAAATTTATATGGAAACGGAAATGAATGAAATAATTAAATTAATAAAAGATAACGATAAGTTAATTATTGAGGCTTGTGATTCTATTGTTAACAATGAAATAGATGTATTGGAAACTTTAAACATCCGTTTGCTCGAAAAAATAAAATTGAATGAAAATAGAATATCTGTTTTAAAAAAGTCTAACCCAGAAAGTGTATCGAGAGTCAACGAAAAATGGGAAAAAATGAAATCAGATATTAACAAATCATTAGAAGATCCAGATTATTTAAAAAGTTTATTACTTGATGCATCAAAAGATATTGAGGACAAAGAAAATCTCACAAAAAAATCTATTGAGGAACAACTTAGTGAAGCATTAGAGTCTGAAAATTATGAATTAGCTGCTAATTTAAGAGATAAATTAAACTTATGAAAAAAGAAAAATTAACTTGTAATTATCAAGATGATGAAATTATGAAAAACCATTTTGATAAATGTCGTGATATTTCTAAGGAGCCAATTTCAGAAGAAGAACAAACTTTAAAAATTAGAGATGAAGTTCATGAAATGATTAATATACTAATGGGTCGGTTGATTGCAAATATAAATTAAAAATTGTAAATTATGGAAAATGAAATACCAGATTTGAATAGAATAAAATTATTATGTGAAACAGATCGTAATATGATAGGGTCATTGTATGCATTTAGAGACGATTTAATTGATGAACTAATTGATAACCCTATTGATATTCAGATTATAATATCAAAAATAAAATCAAATAAAGACGAAATAAAAATACTTACCAATAAGGTATTGACTGATTATAATACCAAACACACACTTGAATATAGGTTAAAACAAGCATTAGAATCTGAAAATTATGAATTGGCAGCTAAATTAAGAGATAAATTAAAATTTATAAACTAAATGGTAACAGAAGAACAAATTAAGGCTATGAAATCTGGTGAACAAATAATAACCTTTGCTGGTGAAATATCTAATGACACTATTTTATTCGTTCTTGGAAAAGAATCAGAATATGATTATAAAGGTAAATTTGTAACTACAAAAAATGGTGTGTGGTATGATAGTAAATTTGAAATAACAATAACTAAAAAATGAATAAAATAACAGAAGAAAATTACACACATATAATGGCGGAAAATACTAATAGTATTTTACATTCATCGGATCAACCAATAGGTTATGTTAGTTGTTTGAGTAAATATTCAAAAGAAGTATTTGAAAGGGAATCGAGAATGATTTCGCCAGATGAATTACTAAGCTATTTTTCAAAAGATGCTGAGAAAAAGATGTTACGTTCACCTTTGTTTAATAACATATTTCAATCGTTAATGGCTGGGGCTAATAGATATGAAATTATTGAACAGTTGATTGATATGGTTGAGAAATATCAAAAGGATAATGAAGAATTAATGAAATATAGTGCTAAACCTATTAATATTAAGACTGAATAAATAAATATGATAACATTTTCAAAAGAAGTTGAAGCTTCACTTAAACGTAGGGGTGAAATGTTTAGATCACTTCCTGTTTCTGATTGGAAGCAGATAATTGCATTTGAAACCATTGTTCGAAATTATATGAATATGAATAAAAAATTAAAAGAAAATAACGATAATTGTAATGTGGACATTGCAAAACAAAAATAATTAAAAATAAAAGTATGAATTATAGTAAAATAATAATTTTTTTAATATTTATATAGGATGGGAAGAACAAAGATCGGAGACGAAGAAAGAAAAGTAAAAATATCTATTTCTGTATCACCAGAAGTGGTTGATTATTTAAAGGGTCAATGTATTAATACTTCTTCCTTGATAAATAAATTATTAAAGGAATATATTAAAAATGCCTAAAAAATTAACAAGAGAGGAATTTATCGAAAAAGCTATACTGATTCATGGAGATAGATATGATTATTCAAAAGTAGTTTATGTTAATAGTAAAAAACATGTTTGTATTATATGTAAAATACACGGTGAATTTTACCAATTACCAAACAATCATTTAAACGGTAATAATTGTACTAAATGCGGCCACAATGTACCAACTACTGAAATGTTTTCGGATAAAGCTAATGAGATACATAAAAATAAATATGATTATTCAAAGGTTAAATATGTAGATAAAAATACCCCTGTAATTATAATATGTTCAGAACACGGTGAGTTTTTGCAAAAACCAGAAGACCATTTAAAGGGTTTCGGATGTCCTAATTGTACTAAAACAAATTCTTTAGCTTTAAATTTTAATGAATTTATAGAAAAATCAATTAAAATACATAATAATAAATATGACTATTCAAAAGTTACATATATTAATTCAACTACTGAAATTTGTATAATATGTCCTGAACATGGGGAATTTTGGCAATTACCTGCAAATCATTCATTTGGACATGGCTGCCCTAAATGCGCAAATGGGGTTTTAACAACAGAATCATTCATTTTAAAATCCAAAATAATATATGGAAATAAATATGATTATTCTAAAGTAATATATGTTGACAACAAAACGCCAGTAATAATCAATTGTCCTATACATGGTGATTTTAAACAGAAGCCTAAGAAACATTTAGATGGCTTGGGGTGTATAAAATGTAAAAATAGTAAGACAAGTGATGAGTTTATAGAACAATCAAGATTAATTCATGGTGAAAAATATATATACTCAAAAACAGAATATATTAATTGGAATTTAAAAGTATATATTATTTGCCCAGTTCATGGTGAATTTTGGCAACTACCAAATAGCCATTTGCGAGGTGGAGGTTGCCCTAAATGTGCAGGTGAAATAGTTGGAAATGCTTTAAGATTTACAAATGAAAAATTTATAACAAAAGCAAAATTGATTCATGGAAATAAATATGACTATTCAAAAGTAGAATATGTTGACAGACACACCACTGTTATAATAACTTGCTTAAAACACGGAGATTTTACACAAACACCAGAAGTTCACCTTAAAGGCTGTGGGTGTTCAGAGTGTAATAAAATGGAAACTACTGAATACGTTAAAAAGCTAAAAAATGCGCGTTGGGAAAAATATGATTATTCAAAAGTAAATTACGTTAACTCATCAACTAAAATATGTATTATATGCCAAATCCACGGAGAATTCTGGCAAATACCAAGTAGTCATTTGAGAGGATCTAATTGTCCAGAGTGTGCTTCAAAAAATGATATATCTGAACAAAAATTATTATCTATTATTAGAGATAATTTTCAAAACTATAATTTAGTATACCAATTTAGAGATAAATGGTTAAGGGCTCAAAGTATTGATATGTATTTAACAGAATATGATATAGCTATTGAATATCATGGAAGGCAACATTTTGATGAAAATAATTGTTGGGGTGGAGCTAAAGGATTTTCAGAAGTAAGAGAAAGAGATATTAGAAAAAATAATTTATGTAAGAAGAATAATGTCAATTTATTATATTTTACATATGAAAACCCAAAATATATAATTGACTATATAGATAAAGTATATATTGATGAACAAGAATTAATTAATAAAATTAACGATATAATAAAATTAAAAGAAAATGCAAAAAATAACTAAGGTAATTCATTTGGCTGATATACATATTAGAAATTTTCAACGTCACCAAGAATATAAGGAAGTAATAACAGAATTTTTAAAACAAGCAAAAGAAATTGTTGATGAAAACGGAAAAGAATCTACTCGAATTTGTATCGTTGGAGATTTAGTCCATTCTAAGATTACCGTGTCAAATGAACAGAATCAACTACTTAGTTGGTTTCTTAGGGAGTGTGATAAAATATGTAAAACAATTATCATTAGTGGTAATCATGATTTTTTAGAAAATAATAAAGATCGCGTAGATAGCCTAACTCCTATTGTTCAAATGCTTGAGTTACCTAATATTATATATTTAGATATGGAATTGGGTTATAAAGGTGGATTTTATGAAGATGAAAATATTATGTGGTCTTTATTTTCTGTATTTGATAATCATACACCAATTGATATAAAATTAAAAAAAATAGAATACTCAGATAAAATATTTCTATCCTTATTTCATGGTATGACAATTGGACTTAAAAATGAAAGTGGATTTATGTTTGAACACGGCAAAAGTCTTGAAATGTTTGATGGTTCAGATGCTGTATTATGTGGAGATGTACATTTACGTCAAGAACAAGATTATAATGGAATTAAAATCGTTCAACCTGGTTCGCTAATTCAACAAAATTTTGGTGAAACGGTTAACAGTGGGCACGGGTTTCTTATTTGGGATTTATTTGATACAACAGACATTACATATGAAGAACACGATATATCCTCAGATTATGGGTATTATAAGTTCCGTATCAATTCTTTGGAAGATTTAAATGAAAATGTTGAAGAATTTGTAAATTTTTGAGATGTTAGAAAAAAATAATATATATCAAGGTGATTGCCTTGAGTTGATGAAATCTATTGATGATAAAAGCATTGATTTAATATGTACAGACCACCCTTACGGATCTACTCGAAACAAATGGGATATTATAATTCCATTTGAACTTTTATGGGAACAATACGAACGAATTATCAAGGATGATGGGGCTATAGTTTTATTCGCAAATGGAATGTTTACCGCAAAAATGATGTTATCCAATGAGAAGATGTGGAGATACAATATTATTTGGCAAAAAACAACAGCTACTGGTCATTTAAATGCTAAAAAAATGCCATTAAGGTCACACGAGGATATTTGTGTATTTTATAAAAAACCACCAACTTATAATCCTCAAAAAACATTTGGACACGAAAGGAAAGTATCAACCGCTAAACATAAAAGAAATAGTAAACAAACTACAAATTATGGTGAATATGGATTAACATCTTATGATAGTACCGAACGTTATCCAAAAAGTGTTTGGACATTTGTAACTGATAAACAAAAATCTGCACTACACCCAACACAGAAACCTATATTATTGATTGAGGAGATTATTAAGACATTCTCTAATGAGGGTGACTTAGTTCTTGATAGCTGTGCTGGAAGTTCAACTACGGCCATTGCATCGATTAATACGGGCAGGGATTGGATAATGATGGAGAAAGAAACTGAATATTATGATAAATCAATTATAAGAATAAAAGAAAGATTAGAAAATGAAAAAGAAAAAAATTGAAAAGACAGTTTTACAAAAACTAATAGATGATGGATATTCCTCATTCGAAGTTTGCTTCACGGCTAAATTAAAGCGTAATGGGATTATGAAGTGGCTGGAAGATAAAAAATTAATCAAAGAAAAATCTACTGGTTTTGCTATTGAAGTTGGGAGTTTAGAAGATATTTTTTATATAAGTGACTCTGGAAAATCTATTTGTTCATTACAAGGTTTTAAGATTAACGGTTTAAGATAAACAAAAAAATGCTGGGAAATTAATCTCAGCATTTTTTATAAGCGTTTTAGCTTATAAATGGTGTTTATAAGTCTTTTTACCGATAAATAGCTTTTATCGGTTATTTTACCGATAACATAAAATTACCGATATAATGTAAATTAAATACACTCGAAATTCTTGATGTTGCGTAACGCCCAGCATATAGATTTATAACCTCCCAGTTCAAAAAGTTTGCTTGGATCTAATTTCTTTAAATCAATCCCTTTTTTCAAATATATTGGATATAACTTTAATCTTAATTCTTCTGTTGGTACGAATTTTAGTCTATCACCTAATCCAGCATCACATAATTTTCTACATATACTTTTACAGTCTTCAGTTGCATCATTATCCAAAAAAACGATTATATCAGCGGTTGAAAATTTTAATAAACAATCAAAAAGATAACAACCTGGATTTAAAGATTTACCCATTAATGGAATTGAGTTAGGTACACTCGTAGAATCAAGCGGCCCCTCTAAAAGACAAATGTCTCCATCAAAATTTATTAAACTTTCGTTAAAAATAATATCACGTCTTTCATAATCACAATTTAAATATTTTTGTTTAGAATTACCAATGTAATCTCGACCAGTGTAATAATCAAGTTCATTATATTTGTTATATGATGGAATTATAATTCTATTCCACCATCTTTTATCCTTACAATCGTAAGTAGTATATTTTAAGCCATATTTTCTAATTTGATTTTCATCAAACCCACGTTGAAGTAGATAGTTTAACGCATTTTCCTCTTGTTTAAGCCCCCCAAATTGAAAATCATACGTATGATCCACGAACCTGATCTTATCATCCTCATCTTCACTAAAAGCTATCCCATTACCACTAAATAAATCCAACTCATACTCGCGACTGGCTTTTATTTCTTTTATTACATTTTTATATTGTTGTAATATTTCAGGGGTCCCATATTCCTTAATTAATTTTGAAATTGGACCGTGGGTTTGGTTCGTTTCTGAGCAAATCCAGCATTTATACGCATTTATTCGTGGTGAGACAATCAGCTTATGGTTAGTATTCCCGCATACAGGGCAATTAAACCCAATATTAACTCCGCTTGTGTTGGATGAATCGTCTGGTTCACCTAAAAATGAAGATAATATGTTAATTAATCTTTGCAATTTCTTTTAATTTTTATTTAGTTTCCACAAATGTACGTTTAAAATATGAAATAAACAAGTTGAATACTAACTTTTTTGTCTATTTGAAGTATTTATATTAAAATAAAATGTCAATCATATGGTTTTAAACGAAAGCAACCTAAAAAATGTAATTAAAAAAGTTATATTAGAATACACAGACCCTTGGTCAATGGTTACATATAAAATCCATACTAGGGTGTTATTTGCTGGTTTTGATGAATGTGATTTATCGTTTTCACTTGTGTTTAAAGATGAGAATGATGCGGCTAAAAATATGGATAGCTTCATTAAACAAAGGCTGGATAAAGAGTTTAATAACATAGTTAGATATGAAATTATTAACACGATTAAAGCAAGTGAAAAAGATCAAATAAGACCAATGATGTAAAAAATTATGAGTGACCAGAAATTAGTATACGTTAATAAATTAGGCAAAAATTCCGAAGACAATTATACCTATGAATTTTATTTTACGGATGACCCAGAATATTTTTGGATTACCGATGCTGATACGAAACCTGCAAGTATATGTAATTTAGGAGTTCCAGAAAAAAGTGTATATGATACTATTAAAATACTTAAAACAAAAATAAAGTTTGATTTAGCAAAAGATTCTAGCAGCCACAGTTTTATGGATTGTAAGGATTTAATACTCAGTTTGCTGTGGGAAAATATTGATGGGTATGAAAGTTATCCAGAGGAAGGTAGAATAGTGTTTCCATTTGGTTTGGTTATTTCTGAAATAGAAATCACTTTAGCAAAAAGAAATATGGTATTTGAAGGAACTGATTCGAAAGATTTTGTATTCTAAATTTAATAAAAATAAATATATTTATAACCTACATATTTTGATACTAAAAAGTGAATTAAAAAAAGGATTTTATTATACTGGAACATGTAGAAATACAAGAGTTGCACAATGGAACGGAGATAATTTTATATTTATTAATTACCAATTTACTCAGCCATATATTGAAACCATTAAATACTATGGTGATGTAATTAATGTTAATATTGATGGATTTATTCCTATTATGGAGATTAATGTTGAATATGAGGATATAAAACAAGCGAGAATTGAACAAGATTATCGTAATTCAGCAAGGCAAATTTATAAAAACATTGAAATTAAAGATTTAAAAGATGAGGAATGGAAAGAAATAATTGGTTTTAAAAAATACCTTGTTTCTAATTTAGGTAGAATAAAGAAAGTAGATTCATTTATTTTAAAACAAAATCTATCGAGTGATAAATATTGTTTCATTGCATTAAATAATGATAAGGGAGTCAGAAAAACGCTTCGTGTACATAGATTAGTTGCAATGGCATTTTGTGAATATAAAAAAGGTTGCGAAGTTAATCATATTAACAATGTTAAAACAGATAATAGAGTGGAAAATCTTGAGTGGGTTACTCATAAAATAAATTCAAAAAAGAATTTTAGTTCTGGAAACTTTCATTTTAAATTAAAACCTGAAATAGTAATGGAAATAAAGGAACTATTAAAATCACATACGATGAAGCAAAAAGATATCGCTGTGTTGTATGGGGTTGGACCTAGTGTAATATCTGATATTAAAACAGGTAAAAAATGGAATTAAAAGAAGGATACGCTGAAATAACTGAGATAGAAAAATTATCCATTCAGATAGTTCAATTTTTCGCAGATAAGAATACGGATTTTATTAAAAGAATAATAAACGGTTTGGATTCTGAGGAATATTTTAATTTTGAATATGGGTTTTTATGTGATATAATCTATGATAAATCAATATATCCATTATTAAAAGATTTTATTGATAAAACTGATATTAATATACGTTTCATAAATAATTTTAGTTCTTCAGGTGTATTTATACCAAACGGTAAGAAAAGCGGTGGGGAAATATGGTTAAAAATTGAAAATTTTAATGAATTTGTTGCTGAAATAGGTTATGGTGTTGAATTTTATAAATTAAAAACTGACTGGTCGGTAGAAAAAGCAGCTCAATTATTGCGAATTTCACTTGGGTCGGCTATTCGTAATATCTTGATACATGAACTACAACACGCTTATGATGATTTTAGAAGTAATGGTAATTATGCAAATGACAAAAAATCAAAAAACTACTATAAAAATTTAAATTATAAGCCTCTTAGTCCAGGTGCGGTGATGGATGATAAAACACGTCAAATATATTTAACCTTGCCACACGAATATTGGGCAAGATTTTCTGAATTCGCAACAAAAAGATATATGGGTGGAAGTTTTGACCAGATATTAAAAACTTTTAAACAAACATTTAGTGGGTACAATCTTTTATCGGATAACGTTAAAAATAGATTACAAAAAGCATTATATAAGTTTTGGGATGAAAAAAATAATAACAACAAAGTAAAAGAAAACACAATGAAATTGACTAAAGGAGAATTAACAGAGATGCTTCAAAAAATAGCAAATACATTAATTAAAGAAGATAATGAACCTTTTATATATACGGACCAAATAAACCCAAAACACAGGATTAAAGAACAACCAATTGAAGAATCAACCTATGAATTAGATGCTAATGATCCTCAATTACAAGCAAAGACGGCTAAATTGCAAAATGATTCAACATTATATAATAAAGACACTGATAAGATTGAAATTGGTAATACAAATGAATCAAAAATAATTGTGACAAAGAATCAAATTATTGGTATGATGGTCGAAGCAAAAGCTGTTCGCGATAAGAATGGTGATTATGTAAAGGCAATTAAAAAGGCTGATAGGGAGATGGAGATGGATGATAAAGGACCTGGTTTCAAATCAAAAGATAAAGCGCATAAGAACAATAAAAAATATGATAGGAAATCATTTACAAAAAATGAATTGATTGAAATGTTAACAAAAAAATAATTATGAATATTTTAATAACGGAATCACAATTGAAAGAACTAAGAATGAAGCTAATTGAAGAAAAACAGTTGGATAAACTTACTTTACCTAAATTCATAAGTAATTCGATAAAACAGCATAAGACTTCGTTAGGTGATCACCCTACTTTCCCACCAGGAGATGAGAGTTCGTTTGAATATAAACTACTTTTAAAACGGTTTAATGAAGTTGGTAGAGCTGTTGGTAAAATAAACGACTTAGAACAATATGATAAAAATTATTTAATTACTAAGTTAACGGAATATATATCAAAAGCAAAATCAATTGAAATTAACATACGTGAAGATCTTGAAAAAATATGTTATGAATATGTTTGTGAACAATTTAATTTAGAACCTGGTGAATTGGATATTGAGTGTTCTTTAAAGGATATAATCACACCTGATAAGGAACAGAATTTGGAACCACTTATTTTGGATGATACGGATTTTGGTGAGGTTTCTGAAATGGATGATTTGGGAAAAGAAATATATAAACGTCGAATAATAGATTCATTGATACAAGGGGCGTCTGTGAGATTGTCATCTGATTACTCAACTATTTTAAACAAGATTTATGAACTTAATCCTAAACTACCAGAATTATATTATAATATCATTGCGTTAAATGATTACCTAACGTTTGTAAAGGAAATTAAACCAGAAACTAATAACCTTGGTGGGTATGTTTCAGTTAATTTGTCATCTACCGAACCATCTATAGTATCAGAGGCAATCATATTTCCAGTACTCGTGTTTGAAACTATTAAAGGTGTGATGGAATTAATGTCTTCTCACGGACTACCAAAAAATATACGAGATGCAGAATATGTAATTGGTAAGGCCGATTTTTTATTGGCTGAAAACTGGGATAAAAGATTTGGTGTTGGATTATATGATTTAATTATTAATGGTGTTAAGAATAAAAAACTGATACCTGAAATATTCGTTGAATTAATATCGTTGGAAGTAAATGAATTTAATGTTAGAGTAAAAGAAATTTTCGCTGGTACCAGAAAAGGTAAGTCGTTTATAGATCGCTTAGAGCGTCAAATTGAAAGAGAAAATGATTTTTCTTCTATTGATAGTATGCTAAATGGTGGAAATAATAATAATAATAAAGATGATGAATATTTTGAGGCTGAGGATTTCAATTTAGGTGTTGATAGAGATGGTTATTTTTCAATCGATGAACTTGGTGGAATCATTAACGATGAAGCAGTCGCCTTGGGAAATATTGGTGATATTGCGTTTGATATGCCAGCATTCGGTGATAAGGAAAGCTTGAATCATAAGGATATGATTAAAAATGGTCAGGCAAAATGGAATATTAGAGAAAATAATATCAATTCTAAATTGGTTGACTGGAGAAATGGTAGTTTAATATATGGTGGTAATATATATAAAATCAATTTTAGTACTCAATCAGTTGATTTTGATAAGGAAAAACAAAAAGATATTATTAAATGGTTTCCAAATATTTATAAAGTTAATGGATCAACCCCTTTAAATAATCACGAATTTAAATTGTGTTATGGTCCATCTCCAGAGAATGGTATATTTGATGATTCAAAACAAAAATTATTAAATCATATATTAACATTAGCAAAAGAAAATGAATTATATATTGTAGAATTGGATGATAGAGGTTTAGTGATTAATGAAGAAACATCAAATATAGTAAAAAAAAACTTCTTACGTGAACAACTTATACTAAAAGATGGACACCCTTTGTTTTACCACGGAACTACTGATAGATCTTTAAACGGAAAAAGTGGAATACATATAGGTACAAAAATGGCTGCAACACAAGCATTACAAGCAAAAATTGGTGTTCCAGCTGTCGGTGAATGGGATGGAAAAAGAGAATATGGTAAAACATTATTAGCTGGAAAAAAAACACTTGAAAGGAAGAATTACATAATAGGGTATGACCCAATAATGAATTTTAATGCAACAGAAGATGTTCCAGATGATGATTATTACCCAGAACAAAGAAAGAAAAGAGCTGTTTATTTTTCAAGTAAAGATTTAATCCCATTTGATTCAGTTCCAACTATTTTTCAGGTTGTTATAATCGGTGATATGTCAAATACATACGAAGATCCTTGTAGCGATGAAATGGCCAATGAAATGATGGGTCGTAAATTAAAACAAGGTAATGCAAAACAAGGATATTATTATACTAATATATGGGAAGATTTTGATAGTGTATCCGCGGTTGTACCAGATGGTTCATTTCTTGAAATAGTATAAATAAATAAATAATAGCAATCAAATAAATACGGTTGCTATTTTTTTGTCAATCTAAAACTGAAATTAGACGATATTTCCATTGAGTTAATAATTTTATTACAAAGTTTTTCAATAACTGGTTTTATTTTTTCCATATCTACTTCGGTTGGTTCAACTTGTTTTATTGTAAATTCAAATGACCCATGAAAACAATCGTCTTCTTTTACTAATACGGTTTTTGTATCTAAATTATAAAATACCTTACTAACAAATGAATTTGTATCTTTAACGTATTCCCCAAATTTTATTTTTATTTTTTTATTTAGTTGTTCCATATTCGACGGATAATTATATATCGGTTCCGTGTGGTTCATCCAAGTAGTTAATTTTATGTAAATAACATTCGGTTCATATTTATTTGTAGACCCAAAAATTCCTTTGAAATTATCTGATTCTAAGTCTAATTTGATTTCGCGAGAATTTCTTTTTGTTTTAGTGTTTTTAATCTCAACCATCCCTAATATTTTATACAAATATACTAAAAATATATTAAAAAAACAAGTACTTAAGTAAATTATTTTTAAAAAATACAGTTATTTATCAAATTAAATCTATTTATATGAAAAATAAGTTAAAATGGCTTCAGAACTATTCGAAATAAAGAAAAACAATCAAGGATACGGGATTTTAATCGAGAGAGATGGGGGTTTCATCGACTTAGGAGATGAAAGAAATTCGGACGCAAGGACTGAATTGAATAAGATTGGTAGTAAAGAACCTGGAGTTAAAATCGTTGATAGATTGAAAGTATATGCAATTCTACAGAAGTATAATTGTGAAAATGCTAACGGAAGGATATATCCGAAATCCGTATTAATGAAGCAAGTTGAACTTTATCAAAAAATGATTGATGAAAGGATGTCGTATGGCGAATCAAATCATCCAGAATCTATAAATTTAGATCTTGACCGTTTAGCATTCGGTATCAATAAGTTATGGTGGGAAAATAAAACATTATTTGGTGAGCTTGAATTAATATTATCACCAGGATTTATTAACTATGGAATTATTTCCTGCAAAGGTGATCAAATTGCTAATTATTTAAGACTTGGGTGGAAACTTGGTATTTCTTCAAGAGGCCTTGGTTCAGTGGAACAAGATAAGTTCACTGGTAAATATATTGTACAGGATGATTTTGAAATAACCTGTTGGGATTTTGTTTGTTCGCCATCGACCCCAGGTGCATATTTGGCTGATAATCAGGATGATTTAAAACAATACGTAGAATCAAAACAAAATAATAAAGGAAAAATATTGGAGGGTTTAAATTATTTTCTTGGAACTAAAAGTATTTTATAAATGATATTACTAAATAAAAGTTTAAATTTAAATTAATGCCGCCAAAAATTACACATGAACAATTTGTTGAACAACTTAAAATAATAAAGCCGCATTTGGTAGTACTTTCTCAATATAATGGAAATAAAAAATACATAACAGCTAAATGTACAATACACAATTATACTTGGGAGTCAAAACCAAATTGGTTAGTTTGTAAAAACGAAATAAATGATTGTCAAATGTGTTATAACGAAAGAAGAGGTAACACAATTAGATTAACCAGAGATAAATTTATTGAAAATGCAATATTAGTTCATGGAGATAAATATGATTATTCTAAAGTTGAATATACCCATAGCAAATTACCTGTATGTATAATATGTCCAATACACGGAGAATTCTGGCAAATGCCTAATAAGCATACAAATGAGAAGCACGGATGCCCAGAATGTAGCAAAATAAAAAGTAAAATAGAGGTATTTATAGGTAAAATTTTAACGGATAATAAAATTGAATATATTGAACAGAAAAAATTTAGATGGCTTGGACGACAATCCTTAGATTTTTATTTACCCGATTATAAAATAGCTATAGAGTGCCAAGGAGAACAACATTTTGAATCACATATGGAACATTTTGGTGGAAAAACTGGATTTATAAAAAATGTTGGTAGAGATATTAAAAAGAATAAACTATGTAAAGATAATAAGGTTGATTTAATATATGTAACAAACAAAATTGAGTTTACAAAATATATGATGATAACCCCAATGTTTGAAAATATATATAATGAAAAGAATACTATATGTACAACTAATGAAAATATACCAGAGTTATTATTAAAACAAATTCTTAAATGATCCTCGCAGCAAAAAATAATGACATATTACCTTTAACGGAAGCATTTTCCAGGCATATATTCCCAGTTGAATTATGGAATAAAATTGCTAACGGAAAACAACATTTTTCTGTATTGTTTGTGAAGAGAACAACAGGAGAATTGCGGAATATTACTCATGCTACAATGAATGTTGATACAATGCTCAAAAGAAGTCAGAGTAATAATAGTCGTGATGTTAAAATGAGTGATCTTGATTTACTATTCATTAGAGATAATTCTCAATACGATGTTAATGGAATACAAGGGGCTGCAAGATCAATTCCAATTGAAAATATTATTCAAATAAAATGCGGTCAAATATATGATTTTAAAAAAACCAATAACATACCATATTTTTATCCGAAATTTAAAAATGCAACATTAGCTAAGTCAGATTCTGACAATATAATATTAGTGGAAAATAATATTGAAAAATTTAAAGAAATACTTAGGAGTGGTTTGGTAACGAAAGAAGTTGTGTCAGCATTATTATCATCTGATTCAATCGATTCTAGCGATAAAACAGAAATTAAAGAATTAGCAATAGAAAATGACCTCATTATGGAAAATATAAATATAAAATCATTGATTGAAAATGTCGTTAGAAGGGTTATCAATGAAGATGTCCCTCAAATTAATACTTTGTTTTTACAACAGTATAGTAAAAAGTTCTTGGAATTACAGAATAAATATAATGCTTTTTTTAACACCCAAACATTGTCTTATCCTAATTTCTATAATATAATGGTTGAAACGGATGAGGCTAATAGAGGCTTTGATTTAATTAAAAGAAAAACACTTAATTCAATTTGGGGGCTACCAGAATATGCATACGACCAGAATGATGAACATTTTATTCAGGTTGAAAATAGTATTTCTGAGCTATCAAAGAATGTTGATCTGTTTGTTAACGAAGTTGAAAAAGCAGCTTCGGTATTAAAGGATTTAGATAATATAGATTATACAATAAATTTATTTTAAAAAACACATAGAAAGTTATGGGAATGATATTAGATTTTCAAAAAAAATATGGATTAGATGCTGATGGAATAATAGGTAAAATAACACTATTAAAAATAAAAGAGATTAATAAAATATCGTCGAATGAAGAGCTGGCTAATTTTATGGGTCAATGTGATCACGAGAGTAATTCATTTATATCACTGTATGAAAACTTGAATTATTCAGCAGCCGCATTATTATCAACCTTCCATAAGTATTTTACAACTCAATCTGCTAATGAATTTCAAAGGCAGCCAGAAAAGATAGCAAACCACGTCTATTGTAATAGAATGGGTAATGGTAACGAAGCAAGTGGTGATGGTTGGCTACACAAAGGTGTTGGCCCAATTCAATTAACTGGAAAAATTAATCATGTTGCATTTGCGACATACATTAAAGACCCAGAAGTAAAAAACAATCCAAGTTTAATAGCAACAAAATATCCATTTGAATCAGCAAAATTTTTCTTTGATACAAATAACCTTTGGAAATATGCTAAAGGGGTAGATGAAAAATCGATTACGTTATTATCAAAAGCTATAAATGTAGGTAATGTTAATTCAAGTGTAATACCAAATGGATTAGAAGATAGAATTAAAAAAACACAATATTACTATAATTTAATAAATAAATAAAAATAATTTAATAAAGTGTTTGATTTTTAACAAATAAAAAGTATTTATATTAAAATAATCAAAAATACTATTAAAATAGTTGAAATTATATAAATAACTTAATATAATTAAAAATAAATTTAAAAATAAATGTTTTTTTTCAAAATAATATATATTTATATTAAAATAATTAAATTAATTATCAATTACAATGAGTGAAAAAAATGATAGCGTGAAAGAAGCACTTCTGGATCTACAAAAAATGAAAACCTTTTTAAAAGAAACAAGTGAAGATACAGTGAATACTATTTTTGAAAACGCTGTTAAAAAAGGACTTAAAAATTATATGACCGAAGCATTTGAAGAAGAAGATCCAGATAAGGATGCTGAAACGGATGACGTGAATGGTGATAATATAGATATTGAAGGTGTGGAAGATACCGATTCAACCGAAAGCGGATTGGATAATGTAGAAGTAGAAGAACCAGAAACTGATAACGCTGACGTAGATGTTGACGTAGATGTAGATGGCGCTGATGTGGATTCAGATTTGGAATCAGGCGAAGAAGAAGATTTTGACATTGATCAATTTAAATCGGATGATGGTGAGTATGACCTTACAGGTGCAGATACTAGTCAATTAATCAAAGTGTTTAAACGCATTGATGGAAATGATTCAGTAAGCATTACAGATTTGGGTGATGGAAAGATCGAACTCAATGACAATGAGACTGGCGCAGAATATATGATTGATACTACCCCATCGGCTGGTGCGGATGTAGATCCTAGTATTGATGCTGATTTAGACCCAGAAATTGAAATTGACTTAGATGATGAACCCGTTGTATCCGAAGGGATGCATCATAGTTATGAGGGGAATGAAACCGAATTATCGGAAGAAAACGAACCTGAGGTTGGTCCAGATGCCGCTGGCGAAGGATTAGTTGATGAAAAAAATATAACTCAATCATATAGTGTTAATAGACGTGCTGGTGTTTTATCGCAAACAAGGGCTGCAAATGCTCCTGGTGCTAATAAAAGAAACGGTGGTCAATTAGTTGGTGAAAGTAAAGAAGTAAAAGCTCTTAAAATCGCATACACTAAAAAAATTAATAGCTTGACTGAACAACATGAGTCGTTTAAGAAATCAACTGAAAACGAAATGGTTCAATTGAAAAGTGCGCTTGGTCAATTTGTTGGACAATTAAAAGAAAATGCAGTACTAAATAATAGTCTTGGAAAATTCGTAAAGTTAATTCTCGAAAATTCTACAACTAAAGATGAAAAAGCAGTTATTTTAAATCGTTTTGCAAGTGAGGCTAAATCTATTGAAGCTGGTAACTTACTTTTCGAAACTATTCAAAGAGAATTAAATGGAAAAGTTATTAGTAATAGTTCAATTGATAAGCAATTTAGCGCAGAAGGTAGTAAGGTTATCAATGAAAAAGTTATATATCAAAATGCTGATATGGTTAAGATGCAAGAGTTAATGCGAAAAATGGATAAATATTAATAACCTATCGGAAAATAAAAAAAATAAAAAATAAAAAAATAACAAAATGATTAGAGAATTTTTGGCCAGCGGTAAAGTTGGTAATATCGAATTGGATAAAGAACGTCGTTTACGTGAAGAAGTATCGAAACGTTGGGATGCGCTTGGTTTTACAGAAGGTCTTGAGGGACATAAGAAAGAAACCATTTCGACGCTGTTTGAAAACACGGCTAGACAAATAATGAAAGAAACAACTGACTCTAGTAATAGTGGTTCATTTGAAACAGTTGTATTCCCTATGATACGTCGTGTGTTCAGTAAATTGCTGGCTAATGATATCGTATCTGTACAGGCAATGAATATGTCAATTGGTAAAGTATTCTTCTTACGTCCTGTTACTTCCGAAAGAACTTGGGAAGGTGATGGACAAGGAATTCTTAGTGGTTTGACTGGATCTCATAAAGGTATGATGGGTGCAAATTTACGTGACCGTAATGCTTCTGGTGCTGATTTAGTTCGTGGTTATGTTCCTGGAGTTCAGATTGATGCTTCTGGTATTACTACTAATTATGCAAAATCTTTATATGACTTGTTCTATGATGATTTCTTGTATGATAACTCTAAGGGTAAAGTACATTTACAAATGGGTACTGCTGCTCCTGTTTCTTATGTTGATGGAAATTATGTAACTGGTGCAACTAACGTTACAAACGTTCTTGCAACTGATGGTACTCTTCGTCACGTTGTTTTAAAAGTAACTGGATTTAATAGCTACGGAGCTGGTAAATTAACTGGTGCTGATGGTAATGAAATGGATACTGAAAGCTTCTTGGCTTCTTTAAAAGTTGTAATGGGGGACGGAAAAACTTTGACTGGTGCAACTTCGTTTGCTGCTGGTGAACCTGTTCTTTATCGCGTAATGACTCAGAAATATGGTAAGGGTATTGTTGAACGTAACAACGTTTGTGATGCTACTGGTGCTATTTATTTGGAAGTTGATTTAACTAAACCAAGTGCAAGTAATTTAGTTGATGGTTATGCAGGAGTTGCTTCTGGAAATACTGTTGATGCAAGCACATTTAAAATTGGTTGGGCTACTTATGACACCCTTGAATTGGATACTGAGATTGGTGAAGTTGGTGTAACTTTAGATTCTTTGACTATTTCTGTTGAAGAACGTAAATTGCGCGCTACTTGGTCACCAGAAATGGCTCAGGATGTTGCTGTTTTCCAGAACATTGATGCTGAAGCTGAATTGACAGCTGTACTTTCTCAACAAGTTGCTGCTGAAATTGACCGTGAAATTCTTCGTGAACTTCGTGTTGTTGCTCCTTGGCAATTGAAATTTGATGTAAACGGATGGAGAAAAATCACTGGTTTTTCAACTAACTATACACAAAAAGACTGGAACCAAGAATTGTTTACTAAGATTAACCAGATTTCTGGTCAAATCCAAAAATCAACTCTTCAAGGTGCAGCTAACTTCGTAGTTGTAAGTACTGAAATTTCTGCCGTATTCAATAACTTGGAGTATTTCCACGTATCTGATGCTTCTGCAGAATCTGATCAATACAATTTAGGAATTGAACGTATCGGTTCGTTACAAAACCGTTACCAAGTATATGTTGACCCATATTCTCCTTCTGATTCTATTATAATTGGTCACCACGGTAAGAGTTTGATGGATACTGGTTACATTTATGCACCATATATTCCATTAACACTTTCTCCACTGATGTACAACCCATTTAACGGTGGAGCACCGATTAAATACATTATGACTCGTTACGCTAAGAAAGTGGTTAATAACAAGTTCTATGGTCAGGTTCATGTTGATGGTTTACAAAAATGGTCAACTAACGAATTCCGTTAATTGTTGATTTAATATAATTTTATAAGGTGTAATCTTTAAAAAGGTTACACCTTATTTTTATTAAATAATTTATTTGAACTTGTTTTTTTAATATTTTATTAGTATATTTGTTGAAACATAATTAGAATATTTAATAGTAAGTAGATAGATATAAAATATTTCATAAATTTGGGTTTAGAAAGGATTATTTATGTATAAATTGGAATTAAATTAATATTGGATGGATAAAGTTAAAGTTGACGTTTATGTGTTGTGTTATAATGAGGAAATGTTAGTACCTTTTATGCTTGATTATTGGGCTAAATTTGCAACAAATGTTTATGTACTTGATAATAATTCCACGGATAACAGTGTACAGATGTTATCTCAGGAAAATAGATTTAACGTTGAAATTATATCTTATGAATCAAATAACGAATTGAACGACTCAATATATTTAGAATTAAAAAATAATGCTTGGAAACGTAGCATTGGTAAATGCGATTTTGTTGTTGTATGCGATTTTGATGAAGCTTTATTTTCAGTTTCAATCACAGAAGAACTTCAATATATGTTGGCTAATGAACAGACAATATGTTTTCCGACTATTTTTGATATGTATTCAGAAAAATTCCCAGTATATGAAGAAAATAAGTTATTACATGAAATAATTACTACTGGGGTTAAGTATGGGTCGTTCGGTAAAAGAATTATTTTTAATCCAAATAAAATAAGTGAAATTAATTATACTCCTGGTGCTCATTCGTGTAATCCAGTTGGGTATGTTAAATATTACGATGGTGAAAAGATATTCTTATTCCATTACAAACATCTATCAATCGAATATGTCTTGGAAAGATATAAAATGTATAGGGAAAGATTATCTTCTATAAATAAAAAATTGGGCCATGGGATTCAATATAGTTTTGAGGATCAAAAAACAATAACATTATTTAATGAAACAATTAAAACTTGTATTAAAATAAATAACGAAATTAAATAATATGGTAACCTCGGAATTAAAATGCGGTATTGGTAATCTAATGTTTCAAATCGCAGCGGCTGTATCTCTGGCTTTGGATAATAATGATTTGACTTGTTTTGATATTTCTGATCATCAGCAATGCGGGCAAGGTTATTTATCAAATATTTATAAAGACAATATTTTATCAAGTGTTCTTGATCGTAAAATAAATTGTATTTGGAAATATATAGAGCCAAATTTTAGTTTTAGTGAGATAACTTATCAAAAAGATATTAAATTAATTGGTTTTTTCCAAAGTGAAAAATATTTCTTTAATAATAAAGACTATATTATTGGACTATTTTCACCGACTATTAAGATGGTTAATAAACTTAATTGCGTTTTGAAAAAAATAAGAAATAATAAGGAAGTTGTTTCATTACACGTTCGGCGGGGGGACTATTTAAAAAACAAAGACACGCATAGATTTATTGGGTTGGATTATATTGTAAACTCTTTAAAGCTATTTGTCGGTAAAACTGTTTTGGTTTTTTCGGATGATATAGTGTGGTGTAAAGAAAACATACCCCAAAGTAATGATATAATTTTTATTGATAATTCTTTTAATCTTGCGGATTATGAACAACTATATTTAATGTCAATGTGCAATCATAATATTATTTCTAACTCAACATTTTCGTGGTGGGGTAGCTATCTAAATAAAAATAAAGATAAAATAGTAGTAGCACCAAAAAAATGGTTTTGTGATGGATATGTAGACTCTTATGAGGATATTTATACAAATAATATGATTCGATTGTAAAATAAATGGGGAATAATTAGTTCCCCATTTATTATTATATTAATACTCATCATTTAAATTTTCACCTTCAAACCATAAATTCATTATCTCCTCAATTATCGGATCTCGAACGATATCTTTTTTTGTGAAGTGACAGAACCCGATTTTATCAATTTTATTTTTTAATGTATCCATAGCAAATTTTAGCCCATTTTGCTGGCTGCCTTTAATATCTTTTCTGTCTTGCTGTCTATTATCTCCATTAATAAAATATTTTGAAGATGGTGATACGCGCGATAGTAATAACCACAGTTCTTGTTTGTTGAAATTTTCTGCTTCTGTAATGATGCAAATAGTATTTTTAATTGTTTTTCCGCGCATAAAATTAACGCAATCACCTTGAATATGTTTTGTTTCAATTAAGTCTTTTAAAATTGTTTCAGACATATTCCCATTTAATTGTAAAATATCTGTAATAGTTTGGAAATCGGCCTCTAAATAAGGAGCGATTTTTTCATCCTTTGATCCCTTTAAATAGCCGAGTTCCATGTTGCCAGCTTCTACTGTTGGGCTAACTATTAATATTCTTTTATATTCATTATCTTCAGCAAGTAACTTTAATGCGGCAGACAAACAAACGAATGATTTTCCACTTCCAGGAACTCCAGTACAAAAAGTAATTTGTTTTTCTTTGAGCATTCGATAATATATGTCTTGTGTATCGGTTAGTGGTTTGAAATTTATTTTATAATTTAAAGATTTACTTCTAACTCCATATTTATTCTCTATATCCTGAGTCGACATCTTCGGTTTCTTTTCTCTGGTTTTCTTTTCGGCACCAGTGTTGCCTCTTGCTTGCTTCGTCGTTCCCGCATTTATTGAAGCACTACCTTTTCTAATACCCATACTGTTTTTATTTAATTTGTTATTTATTAGCTACTTATATAAAACAAAAATGGGCGTACATTTAGATGTACACCCATTCAATCAATCTTTGTAATATTTATTCGCTCGTTTAAGCTCCATATTTAATGTTTTCCAGCAACTCGTGCTATTATTTTAATATAAGTATTAAATATTTCACAATAAGTCGTTTTTATTTTAAAGTATTTTATTATAATTATATTAATTTATTTAATAAACAAGTGACTTATATATTTATTTTTAAATTTGATTAACTATATTAAAAACAAGTAATTCCTTGTGTATTTTTATTTCGTTATTCACATTCATTTTAATATCTATATAATATTTGTTTGGTAGTAAACTATCTGTATCTAACATATAATAATTTTCAGTTGAGCCTTTTTCGATTTTATCCCATGAGATTACATCAAATTGTTTATCAACTTCTTTTACGTATATTCTAATTTCCATATTATTTGAATTTATCGATTTGTTGATCGTAAATTCTTCTCTAGCCTGTACCCCTATCTTAATTCTTTGACCCCTATCAACTTTTTGATCATTATTAATACCGAATATATTAGTCGTATATTTTTTTGTTTCTATTTTTGAATTTCCAAAATCAAAATAATTAGAACTGGTTTTAGTTACAAAGTCAAGTTCAACATCATTAAACGTAATATGATTGAATATTATATTTGACCAAATATCATATATCATCTCATTTTCTTGGACTGCTTGTGATGATAAGTTTAATTCAATGTAATAAACCCCTTTTGAGGCTTGATAAACAACTTTCTCTTCTTCGCTGATAGAACAGGTCGGTAATTGGTCTAAGTTCGTTAAATGACCCCCTATGATAGAATAGAAATATAATTTATTATCCTTATCCAGATAAAAGTCATTTCTATCATCTGAAATAACATCATCATAAGTCGATTCAATAAAAGGTTTGAAAAATGTGTTACTATTTTGTGTAAAAAACCCAACGTATTGTGCTTTGTTCATTGTAGTTTGTTCGAGTTGATCAACAAATTTTAACATAAACCCATTATTATCTGTGTTTCCAGATAAAATATTATTTATTTCATCTGTTAAATCAATTTCTATGTCCTCATTACCAATATCAAAATGCTGAATTGCTATTATATCAGTTGATGATATTTCAGATAATACACCATTTCCATTATACCACGGTTTCTCTGTTCCAGAATTAAACCAGTTAGATGCATTATACGAAAGACTTGGTTGTTTTGTAATAAATCCATCTTTGGTAAACTCATTACCAACACCTGCATCCCATAACTCTGGTATTCTAATTAAATATAAATCAAAAGATGATGTTCTTTCTTTAACTGTGTCTTTACCAGAATTAAATACGCTTCTACTGTCAATTGTTTGTAAACCCCAACAATTTTTTAATTTTAATATGTGTTTTAATTTGGTTGTATCAGCAAATGTTTTATCGTCTATTAATGCGCTAATTTTACTGGTATCAAAATGTAGTAATACACGAGTGAATCCATCCCCATAATATAATTCACATACTGGGTTTTGACCAGTGTTTACAAGTGAGTTATAGACAATTGTATTCGTTTTATCTAAATACGTTTTTATATTCATTTGGATTTATTTTACTATAAATAGTTTAAAAAATAAAAAGTCAATGGTTTAGATTGACTTTTGTTTATTTCGATATTTAATTACATCTAAAATTTTGTGATAATAATTTCGTTAAATCGAAGTCTAAATAATTTTTTACCTCAGCCTGTGTTGCATCTGGTGGTAACCCTGGATATGCGTGTACGTGTGATGCAAATGCTTTTTGTTGTAATAATAAAAATTCTATTAGTTTATTACCTAATGGTATTTGTTGAGCTTCATTTAATATTTTCTGAAACTCTTCGTCTGTTACAAGTTTTTCTGGATCACATAAATTAAATTTTGTTGCACTGCTATGACTTAAAAAATTAATGTTATCAGAAACTATATTGATTTGGCCTTTTCCATTTGATGGGTCATTTTTTACTTGTATATATGTTAAATTATTTCTATTAAATTTTTTTAAGTCTACTGATTTACCAGCTCGTATTTGTATTTCATCTTTTTTATGTATTATATCGGTACTTCCCCTACCGAATATTGCTATATCAGAACTATCTGGTTGTAATCCCCTATTCTCTGGTATAGTTGATGGAGCGATACTTGGAGCGATAATTCCACTTCTTAAAAAAGCATCTGGTGCTACGGTATCTCGTCCTAATTTATCTGGTTGGGATATTATTGGGCCTATATAAAATCTATCATCTGAAGAACGATCCCCTTGTCTAAACACCAATACCATTTCACCTATCTGTGGCTTAATGAATAAATGCTTAGGCATCATAGGAAAAGCGTATGGTATATCTTTAATATTATAGTTTGCTGGATCTTCCCCTTTAATGTATACACGTATCCTATCACCATCTTCAATATCAGTGACGGATACAACTATACCAAATTTAAATGCATAATCCATAATTAATTAATTTTTTTTCCAGGGTTTAATCTTTTTTCAAGTATATTCTTACCTTTTCTATAACTTTTATTCAACTCGCTTAATAAATAACCCTTTTCATTTATTTCATTTGTTAATTTTTCATAATCAAAACTCATTGTTTTTAATTTTGTCTCTATTTCAGAATTAGAGTATTCTTCCCAATCTATTTTCATACACCAAAGGATAAATTACACTTTTTGGTTTCCATTACAATACTAATAATGTTTATTTTATCATTTCCATACTCAATTAGTCCTCCAAAATCAATTGATATAACTTTTTTAATATTTATTATCCATTTTTGAATTGAAACGCCTGTCGGATCGAGAAATTCAAATGTTACATCAAAATTTTTCTTTTTTAATAAATTATCAAGTACGCGTATTGGTGTATTTTCACTTATTAAATTCATTATGTTTACATTTGTATTATTCCATTTTCCGTTAATAATATTGGGTGTAGAAATAGAATCTACTGTCCAGCTTTGAATTCCAATTTCACTTGGAAATTTAACTACAAATCTATTATTTCTAATTGGTTCGTAAATAAGTGGCTGAGTGTGAATTCCAACTAAATCTTCTGAACTTTTTAAATAAACTGTTGCATTTAATAAATCCATTTCTAATTTTTTTTTATTTTCCATAATATTTTTATTTATTTATTTATCTTATTATACCAGTTCCCGAACCAATACCTATTGTCATACCAGCTACTACCACTGGTCCTCCACCATTAGCTCCATTGGCTTGAACAGGTATTCCCATATTGATAGCTACATCAATCCTTGCATCTACTTGGAGAGCGCTTATTATTTCTTGAATACGGATAACTTCCATTGCTTCCATAATATTCTTTCCACCAGATGGTAATACTCCTGTAGGAGCTCCCGCTTCGTGTTGTCTACTTATTATTTTTGCGGCTATAAGTGTTGGGGATAGTCCAGGTCTAAGTTTTGCACCTGTTAATAATAATAACGATGGTATTTCTGGTGGTGGTGTCCTATATGCATTTAACATATTGGTTATCAAACTAAAAATATTACTTATATTTGCCATTGTTTTTATTAAATTAAAGATGTAATCGATGTCGCCAGCGCGAGTATCCCATCAATTTGCGTTTTATATATAGAAAATTTTTCTTTTGTAAGTATAACCACAACTTGTGATATTAATGGTGCTAATAGTTTTTCAATTTCCTTTGTTATTTCTGAGACTATAATATCTCTAATTGCAATTATTATTAATTTATATACGTTAATATTTTTTTTAACAAATTGTACTATATCACCCGTATCTTCTACACCTAATAACTTACTTGTCATTATAAATAAATAAATAATTTTAGGTGAAAATATAAACATTGTTATAGTTGACATTAATTTTTTGATAATATTTTGAATTAAATTTAGTTTTAATGAGAACTTATCTTTCTCGGCAATAGTTGAGTTTTTTAGAATATCAGTAGTTAAATTATCAATAGCCTCTTTTATTATGTTTGTTTGGTCGGTTATCTTATTTGAATCTGTATTTTTTAAATTTAATAGTGAGTTCATTAAAGATGTTTGGTCAACAGATAATACTAAATTTGTGTCCCCGTTATATGTGAATACACCATTTTTTTTATTTTCGGCCTCTTCTAATATGCTATTATATGTATCATTTGAAAATATATAAAAACTATCGTCTATAACATCTGATTCATCAACATTATTTAATATATTATTACACAAATTCTCAATTATTTTTTCAGCGGCAATTTGCTCTGATGTTTTATTAATAGAAAATATTTTTGTACCCATAATATCATCAAATATCGATGACAGTAGCTGAGTATTATTAAATAAGTTAATACTATCTAAATAGTCACTTATAAACGCACTTAGTTTCTTACCCTGGTAAAAACTATCTATTTTTATTGTTAGATTATTTAAACTATGGTTTGTTTGATCAAACTCTTGAAATGACACTGTTATCAGTGGTTGTTTGTCCAATGCATTAGATGAGTACCATGTATGACCAGTACTGTATTGATTATTGATTCCATCCGAAATAATAGAATATAAAAATACATTAAAATCTCTTGAATTAAGACCTTGATCATTATCAAAATAAACTAATTCACCATTATCAGATTTTGGATTTATAGTTAATAATGAAAGTGGATCTATATTTTTTAAGTTGAATGTTACACCAGTGGAAACTAATTCTGGTGTGATTGTGGGTTCTATACCACAAGATATTATTTGTTTAATAGAAGTTTTAATAGACCCCTTAATTGTGTTTTCAATATCACTAAGTCTTTTAATTAAAATATTCTCAATTGTTTGTATTAAGTCATTATATCCACCAAGTTGATTAAAAATTTCTAAAAGAGAAGACATAATATTATTTGCTTCCCCGATGGTAGAATTTTTTTTACCATTTAACTTAATTAGTGATTGTTCCGATATCGTTTTTAATGCTGCAATACCACCAAATATACTATTTTTCTGTTTAGAAATTGATACCATTATTATTGAAATCTTGGTTTTTGTGAATTCGTAATATATTCCTCTGCTTTTGGTTTTTCATTATTGGAGATTGGTTCAATTACCTGCTCTCGAACTTTCTTAAATTCGTCACCTAAGTCCAATTTATTAAATATTTCAGCTTCTACAAGCACTTTTTCAATGTTACCACTATATTTTAATATCTCAGCCATAACCTTTGCTACATCCAATTTTCTACCTATAGCTTTATCTTTTGTTACAGAGAAGTCATTTAAAGCTTTTGCAAATTTAGTTTTTGAATCAAGTGGTTCATCAATTAAAGTTGTAGATTCTCGAAGTTCATTTATTAATGTTTGAAGTAGATTCTGTTGCCTGAGAGAATCGTCATATATTTCTTGTAATAACGATTCCGTCTTTTCAACGGAATTTAGTTTTAATTTAAAGGTCCCCATAATGTTTTTTTATAATAAATATAATATTTATATTTTTTTAAGCATAAACAATTTCTTTAGTTTTATTATATATCGTCTTAAACTTTCTCATTGAACTCCTAACTTCTTTAGTTGATAAATTAGTCGTTTCCTTTAAATAAAATAAAATGGAACTTTTATTAAATTTATTTGAACCTAAGTCTGTAAATACCTCATCCCAGTTTGACATTAATTCGACTAACGCCTTGCCAACTAACATCTCATTATAAATTAATTTTTGTTTACCATCCATCAATAATTCATTTATCTTTGAAGTTGTTAAATCTATAATTTCAGTCATATCTGAATTATGGTGATCACTAATATTATAAGAATAATTAATATCCTCATTTAATTCATCTGATAAATCATCAAATTGAGCATCTCTTAATAATGCCTTTCTATTGTCAATTAATCTACTTAATACGTAATTTCTAACAATTGTTCCAATATATGAATATGCTTTTTTACATCTATTTTTATCATATAATACCATCTTTTCAATTACATGACCCATAGTATCATTAAAATATACTTGAAAATCTTCTTGAGTTATATTATCTTTGAAGTATCTCCTAATAATAGATTCAATCATTTTAGTAAATGGAACTTCTAATATTGTTTTAAATATATCATTCTTTTCTTTTCTGGACTTTGATTTTATATATGCTACTACAGCATTTTCTTCATCGGTATAGAAGTAGAATCCAGTGCGTTCTTCTTTCGGTTTCGGGGGTCTTCCTCGTTTAGCCATTTTATACTTGTTGTAAAAAATATTATTTTTTTTGCAACATCTATTTCCGTAAGGTTATTACGCTTTATTTGGCTATGTTCTTTGAACATCTTATGCCGATGCTTTATTAGTTTGATAAGAAATAAAATGTCAAGTAAACAGTGTCGAATACTTGACATTTATAATTTAAAGGTTTAATTTATATTTTTCCGAAAACACAGCACAAAACTCCGCTTCATAGTCGATATTGAATTTTTTACTTTGAGCAATAAAATCTTCTGTTATGCTTTCTACGTAAGATTTTGAGAGTTCATCTATTAGAGTAATTGAATTATCAACTATAACACCAATCGTAATTTCATGGTCTACTTTTTGAAAAATGCGTCTTGCTATTGGAAATACAAGTAACCCAATTTCGGTTTGGTATTGATTAGTAAATGAATTTAATAAAATACTGTCCATTGTTTCGAATGCAATAGACACATTTGTTAATTGTGGTTCAGATAGACCATTGTTAAATCCGAGTTGTGCCCAATTTTTAATGCATTTATTAATATCTTTTTTATTAAATGATCGAATAGCTTCTGGTGACATTTTACCTATTTCACTCATATTATTTAATTATTTCAGTTAGTTTTTTCTTTTCGATATATTTTGCTTTGTCTACTCGTTCATTAACAAAGTAATATTCTTTTTTTGCTAATTCAATCCAGAATAATTTTTCCTTTTCAGGCATTTCAATATACTCACTCATTAAAGAATTTTTACGTTCTATAGTATGTACATACCCAGTCTTAGGAATTACAAATATTTTAACACCATTGTTTGATGCTCTTAATAAAAATTCATACCAGAAAGATAACTTGATTGATGGTTTCAGCCCACCTACCTCAATGAAATCATCTACTCGTAAAACACCACCTGGTACTGAAAAGTCACCATATGACTGTAAAATATCTGGTTCTATAACACCAAGTGTGTCTGTAAACGATAGTGACCAAATTATTTCGTTCGACAAACAAACTTCATTATCTTTAACATCTACAAATTTTGAAATTGGTAAAAATATAGAAAAGTCTGGTTTATATTTTGTATATATATTAACATTCTTAATCCAATTTTTTTGATAATAATCATCAAATTCCAGAATTGAAAAATACTTTGTATCGACGGATTTAACAGCTAAATTTATTTGAGAACAGTAGTCTGTTTCTCCTTTATTCTCAACTAAATTCACACTAACCAAATTATCGTCCAACTGTTTAATATTACCCAATACCCCTTTTGGACCGACAATTAGGATACTACTTGGTTTTTCTGTTTGCGCTTCAACACTTTGAATTGCTCTTGCTAAATAGTTCCCAATGGTTTCGTTAAATTCATGAATTGGGATTATAATCGTAAGTTCTTCCATTTTTATTTATTTTCAATTTTATTTTTAATTTCAGTTAATTCTGTAATTCGTTCTAAAGTATATTCTCTGAATGCGTTTAAAAGTTGAACTTCCTTACTTTCATCTGAATATTTATCTGTCATTTTTACCATTTCATCTGTTACAATTGCTGGTATTTCATCATCAAGCCAAAGTTTAATCGCTTGAGCAATAAGCTTATGTACATCCCTAAAATTATCAAACCATAATCCATTTGTTGAAATATCCGATTTATCATCCAAATACATCCATTCTGGTATTGTATCTGGTATTTTTCCAATAACAATACTACCTGATTTAATTGCTTCTACTGGCGCATGGCCAAAATATGTTTCATCATCTACCCAAACTGTAATAGCAGATTCTCTAAGTGTATTAGCAAATGATTCTCTACTTAGACTTCTTAAATCCATGAAAGTAACCCAACTGTATTGTGGGTATTTCCAATAAAATTGATTAACTAATTTTTTTAATAACGAAGCATCTTTAATTACGGTTGATATTACAATTTTTTTAGGTTCAGTATTATTCCTGAAAAAACTTGGTATGGAAGGATTAATAACCTTTGTGCTAATATATGGGAATAATCCCTTAATTTCTTCGGCTTGGGTTTCAGTTGTGGTTATTACATCACTAATACCATAGCTCATCCATGAACTACCAAGAGAAATAAATTCTGTAATATAATTTAAATTTTGACACAAAACAATTCGTTTACAAGGTAGTTTACTTGTCTGGCTCATTACATTTGCAAACAGTTCTGGAATAATTAAAAAATCAGATGTTGAAATTTTAATTGTATCACCACCGATACTTCCATGAGCAATATCTGCAAATTCATCACCCATCCAACTGCGAACACCAATAAAAGGTACTTCAATTTCTTCTTCCCAAACGTACCCGATTTTATGTTTTTTAATGTCAATCTCTTTGCCTATTTTCTGTTTGTCAATAAATTCATCATTTAATTTTGTTCTGATAACAACATCCCAATCACCGTTTTGTCTCTTGTGAGGTGGTTCTACTACATCGAGGACTGTAAATTGAACCGTTTCTTTTTCTTGTTGATATAGCATGAAACATTTATATTCATTATCAATCAAACTTTTTGCTGTTTCGTAGATGTATCGAGTATTACCATTTGGAACTCCTTTTGTGTCAATAATAAAAAAATTGATCGTAAAGTTTTTATCTTTTAACTTTCCAATCGCATCTTCTATTTTTTCTGAGATTTCTTTTACTTTATTATCCATTATTTATTATATTTATTACTTAATTTATTTAGTTTATCTGTTACTGTATTTAGTTCCTGTCTTAATTTCTCCATTTCTGTGAGTACTTTAGTTTTATCTGGTTTATATGACCTAACCTTTTCATCCATAATATGACTTAACATTGTAATATTATCTGGTACTATATTAAAATGATATTTCATTTGTTCAGCGAAAAACTTTTGCATTTCTCTATACGAATAACCTGTTTCAATATAAAATGCATACCATACGGTAAGTGCTACTATAAATGTGTTTGTTGAAGCATTGAAATCCATATAGCTGAATCCAGTTTTTTTATCTTGCCAATCAATGTGGTCTTCTTTGTGATTTGATTGTACTGTACCAACATTAATTTTTTTATGTACTGAGTTCGTATTATCAATAATATTTTTGAAAATCCATTCAGGTGTCTTACCAACAAACCCAAATTTAAATGCTGGTGAAGAGTCAGACGCCTCTGCTTTTACAATTCCAACTGTATTTTCATAACTGGTATTCTCTGGCGATTTCCAATCCTTAAATTCGACTTCAGTGAATATTTTTTCTCCGTATATTCTTTCAATTTCTTCTGCTTCCATATTTACTTTTTCTTTTTTGAGCCTAATTTATCAACTACAAATTCATTTTCTATTAGTGTATTAAAAATAATTTTATTTCCAATACCTAAATCTTCTGTATTTTGTATAAATTTAACACCATTGTTGTCGCTTTCTGAAGTTAAGGTAAATAGTGAATTAAGCATGTCAGTCAACAACTCAAACCTTGTATTTGAATACATCTGCTTTGATGTATTATTTTCATTATGACTTATTTCTGTACCAATGCCCCCATTTTCTTTTGTGTAAGTATATTCTTTAGTTTCAATAAAATTTATATCTGATTGGTTGTTAAAAATCCAATCGTTAATTTTATTTAGGTCAAAATAATAATAATGTCCTGATTCAATTTCAATCATTTTTTAATTATTTAATTTTTTATTTAATTTTTCAATAATTTCACCATCGTTTAAAAATTCCATAAAAGAATCAAAAACGAAATAAGCCTTATTTTCTTCATTATAACTTGCATTTATTTTAACGACTATTTTCCCTTCTGGGACGTAATCTAATAAAATTGGATTTGCCGTAATTAAAATATCGCATTTGTCCCACACTAAATCTTCACCTAATACTAAATGTATTTCTCTAATTGGAACAGCGTTTTTACCTATAAAAAATAATGAAGCACCGATTGATTTATCATATTCTTTAGTTGATACAATACATACTTCTGGAATTTCATCGAGATCATTTAATTCTTTTAGCCAATTAACAAACCTATTTGATAAATTTCGTTCCATTGCTTGTGCGCTTCCAAATATTTCGATAGGACAGTCATTATATAAAAAATCTAAATATTGATCAGTTGACTCAAATGGGAATATTTGTTTTAAATCGTTTGTCCAAATATCTACGTTATCAATATCAAAAGAACGATCAACTACTTTTTTATAATACATAGCAAATTGTGAAGTGTAAGCTCTATATACATCGTTTAAATCAATTGCAATTTTCATAATTTATACTCTTTTAATAATATTATAGATTTTTTAATTAATTTTTAAATAATTATATTAATAACACAAAAAAAGCAACCGTTAGTTTTGGCTGCTCTTAAAATTAAATAATTAAAATCATAAACCTTCTGAAAAGTCGGCAGTTAATTTTAGGTCTCTTTTTTCTTTTCTTGCATATTTATCTCTAAGTTCTTGTTTGATATATTTATCCGTAACTTTAAATTGGTAAATGATTGGTTTTACCTTATATGTTATAATATTAAAATCATTAAAGTCATTGATTTCTTTAAACTCAATCATTTCAAATTTAAATTCATTTAAGTCCTCTACACCATACGCATCATCGGAAATGAATTGTATTGTTTCAAATTCTAAATTAATATGTTTTAATTTTTTTTCCTTCACTCTATTAATTTCAGTATTGAATGCAGATTCAAAATTTTCAACTTTAACGTAAATTTTTGGGATGTAAAAATCAATAAGATAATCCTCATCTTTTTTTCGCACTACGGTTCTTCTGATATATCGATGAAGTCTATATTTTTCAATACAATTATAGGTAAAATGTAATGCACTCTCAACTTTTTCTAATTCTGAGCCACTAATTGCATTCATAGTATCCAGTAAGTTATTTATAATCATTGGTGTTTCCATTGCAATAACTAACTTATAATCATCTTCATATACCTTTGGTTTTCCAACAATCATTGATTTCTTTTCTGTTTTTAAATCACCACTCGTAACTTCACCTGTTGTGTGATCTACAATGATATTAGATAAAGATAATTTAAACTTTTTCGATTCTTCAGCAACATAATACATCCTGTCTCTCAATAACTCAACTTCTTCTGTTATTTCACCTTTTAATAAAGCTTCAGCTAGTGTATTCGCTGTTTGCTGCTGTTCTAAGGAGTTTGATTCCGATGATTCCGTTTTTTGACTAAACATATTGGATTCGGTATTTTTTAGTCCGAAAGCAAATGAAACTATCGCATTTCTAAATAATATTTTTAGTTTTGATATTAATCCCATGAATATCCATTTAATTTTTCAGTAATCATTGATGTGAGTTTTTCAAATCGTTGTTGCGCTGCAATCATTTCAATAGAATATCTACCTTCTGGATAATTGTTTCTTTGAATTATGTCACCAGCATGTTTTTGTAATAAAAATAATGTTTCTAAAGATAAATCTTCTATTGAACTTGTGGTTTCATCTACTGATAATGTGTCATGTTTTGAAATAGTATTAAATTCAATTAACTCTGATTCTATAGAATTTAAGAACCCAATAATTTTATCAAGTTTATTATTTAGTAAATTAATACCAGTAATATCCTCATCTTCTCTTCCCCACTTACCTTCTATTTTGATTGGTTCTGATTTAATTATGTCTGTTTCGTCTGGAAGTTGTACTATATTTTCTAAGGGTGCAGCTATCGGTTCAATAAAAAATATTTTACCTGATGGTTTTCCCATTGGTGAAACAGCATTCATGTCTTTCAGTACTGATATCTTTTTAACCACTTTTTTTGTGTCTTTTTTTATTTTTTTTTCCATGTTTTTAATTTAATTTATAAAATGTATTTTTGATTGATTCATGTTTATTAATAAATTCAAGAATTTTAGTTACATCTTCTTGATCTACAGTTTTTCCTCTTGTTTGTGATTCAAAATGATAACAAACACCATTTGAATTCGTTAAATTTCTTTTTCCCTTTAAAAAGCATTGTAAATTAAATTCAACATCTTCGAAGCATTCTTTATATGCCTCGTTAAAACCACCAACTTCATCAAATAGATATTTTGATACAAGCATGAATGCTGCTGTATTTCCATGCGTCCTCACAATAGGATTTAATACCATAGCATTTTTATAATCCCATCCTAAAAATTTATGGGTAATATTAATATTATTATCTTTACTCTCTTGAATAATAATACCCATATGTTGAATTGTACCTATTTCATAATGTAGTCTACAGCCAATAGTTCCACAGTCTTTTTTATTGCTTATATATGTTTCAACTAATAATGAAATTGCATCGTTAACAATTTCTATATCATTATTACAAAATAACAATAACTCTGTATCTACTTCAATTTTATAATTAATAACGTCGTTATTGATTTTAGCAAAATTATAAAAGTCATATTCAATTAATTTAATAATTTCATATTCTTCATTAACTTTTGAAATATAATCTTTTAATTTTATTAATTCTTCTTCATTACTTCCTGTATCGGCTACATAGATAGTATAATTAGTATATTTTGTTGTTTTAATAATACTATTTAAACAAGGAATAAGTAGTTCGTCAACATTATCTTTAGTTGGTATAATTATAGCAAGATTTGGTTCTTCATTTACCCTGATATTTAAATCTAAATAAGGGACTTCTAATTCTACCTCTAAGGGTAGGTATTCTTTATACTCCTCTATTAGTTTTAATCTATTGATTTCCCACGTTTCGTTCGTTTTACCGACACTTTTATGTGTTAGTAATATATTTGTATGAACACCAATTTTAATCCCTTGTATGAAGTTAGAAACACAAAATGAAATATCGTAAAAATGAAATTCTTTATACCCTTCATTGAAGCCTGTTTTAATCCTTGATTTCATTACACTAAAAAATACCCCATCAACACAACATACTTCCTGAATATTATTACCAAGATTTCTACTGAATTCAGATGTCCAGGTTTTTTCACCATCGGTATGTCTAACCACACCATAGGTTGTAGATTTGTTTGACCACCAACGACCATCATTTAATTCTCTACTCCCAGCAACACCTAAAATACCATAATCTGACTTTTCATAATGACTTAATAGTTTTTTACCCCACCCATTATCTAAAACTATATCATCATGACAAAAACAAACCGTATCGTATATGGAATCTTTTAATCCCTCATTGTATATTTCTGTTAAACTTTTCTCACCATTATTTGTATATACAAGTAATTGTACATCTTTTAAACCAACACTCTTTAAAAGCATTAGGTTAAAATTTTCATCTATTTTTCTTGTTGATACTACTATACTTATCATTTTTTACCTAATTTTTTATATAATTCCACTCTGGTTTTTGTAACTTCACTAAGGCTATATTTAGTAGTAATATCATTTACTAAGTTATTTTTCATTGTTTCCCTGTGTTCTGGGTTGTTTAATAAGAATTTAATAGCTTTAACCCAGTCTTTTGCTGGCTTTTCATCGTCAATTAAAAGACTATTACCTGTTTTATCAAAAATACCACCTTTCAAATATGCTGATTTTAAATCAATGGTATATGGCCCAATATTAGATGCGATAATATTTTTACCACAGAATGCGGACTCAACAACCTTTAATTGTGATTTACAAATATTAAATTTATTCGAAACAAGTGGTACTAATAAAACATCAATATTATCGTAATGAGATCCATATGTTGATACTGGTTTTGTCCAGCACCGTTTATATGGCATATTATCTTCATCTGGGTATGGTTTTAATGAGTTGAATTCCATTAAGTATTTTATATATTCTTTAGGGAGAACTTCATCTGAATAATTATCAGTTAATATTTGTTCATATGTATACCATACGGTTTCTTGTGGAAGTCGTTGCCTTTCTTTAATTTGACCATCTTCTTTATCTAAATAAGTAATTTTTCCATTTAAATCAAAACCACAAAGCACAAATTGTATTCTATCTAACTCTGGTTTTAGCATATTAACCACCCCAGATAATATATTTACATCTTGTTCATGACTGGCACCACAAATTATACCAATACGCAATCTGTCAGATTTAGACTCACTAGCCTTAAATTGTTTTTCTCTTATATCAATCGCATTTGGAATTACCGTAACGTTTTTATTTAATTTCCTAATTTCAGTCGCAAAAATTTCAGTAGTTGTAATGATATGGTCCGACAACTTGATATTTGTTTTAATTTTTTCAGCTATTCCATTTTTATATTCATAATAATTTGGAAATCCTTTTGGTAATTCCCATATATCATCAAGATCACAAATCATTTTAACACCAGCAAATTGTAATTGCTTCATTTTTGCATTCCATATCTCATAATTTAGACCTACGGTAACATGGAAGTGTACAATATCGAAGTCCAATCCAAAATCAACATCTTTAAAATCAAATTGGGATGTATTAATCATTGTCAATTCAAATTCATCTGAATAGAATTCATCTAAGTAAGAATGTGGTCTAATTGAACGGAAAAATCCAACACCTCCTCTGTTTGGTATAACTACAAGTACTTTAATTTTTTCTGACATAATATTATAATCTTTAATAATAGTATAGATTTTATTATTAATTTTTATATATTTAAACAAAAAATCCGATTCAATTTAATGAATCGGATTTTTATATTTTTATAATAAATTTATTAATCGTTAGCGTTTCCAATTAATTTAAGCCTACCTTCAAATACGTTACCCTTTTTATCAACAAATTTAATACTATTACCACCGACTGTAAAATATGCGGCCTCACTGGTTGTAGACTTTTTACTCTCGGTTAGTATTTGGGATTTTAACCCTTTCATTTGTTCTTCTATAATTGATTTAAGCATTGAATTTATAAGACTATAATCAATTACTGGAGATGCTGATGGTTGAATAGATGGAAATGTTTGTTGTGGCTGTGTATATTGTTGAATTGGCTGTGTTCTAACTGGGGCTACTTCATTTAAAGTTGGTCGCCCACTTTGTATTCTTCTAAGTAATTCTTCAGTTGTTGGTATTTCTTTTTCACCATCATTATGATTTTCATTTGATGTTGAATCATTTGTTTCATAACTGGATTTTACTGAAAATGAACTTTGTTCTGGTAGAACTTGGCTGGATATCATTTTTCGTGACTTTCCAAGCGCTTTAAATAATGGTGAATTTTCATTTAATGTATCTAATACGCTAAGGCCTGTTGTTGCGTCTAAATCCGAACCTGGATTTTCTTTAAATGAATTAAATATTCCTTCTGGTAATGGCATAATTTATTATTTTTATTAAATATTATTATTCTTTTAATAATATTGTAGTTATTTTTATTTGTGTTTAAACTATTATTTTTTAAAACGTCTGTTTGATAAATCCATAATAGGTGAATTATCTAATCTTTTATTTAAATCTCTAAATTTTTGTAGTTCAATATCCCCATCTGTTTTAAATGTATCAGCATCTGATTTTTCTGGCTCTACATCTGTAATTTCCTCATCACCTATTCTAGGTTCTGGTAAATTTGTATTCTGAATTGGACTTTGAGCTTCAGGTTTTGGTTCTTCTACATTCGGTTCGATAGTGTCTTGGTATTCAGGAGGAACAGATGATTTTAGTCTTGGTGTATTAACCAATTTATTGTATTGCGACCCTTTTCTTTTTTCAGCTTCCCTATCCGCTAATATTTTATCTATATTTGGTAGTTTACCTACTGGCTTGTAGCTTTGTCTTGGACCATCGACCTCGTTTGGTGATGTTTTCTTATTAAAATTAATAATTGTATAAACAACAGACATTGATTTATCACCGTTTGGATTAAAAAGCGGCGCTGGTTTATTAAATATAGCAAATGTTGGTTTCCAGGCGATTATTCTATCAAGTCTAAACATTTTCCAAGATGGTACTTTTGATGCCGTATCTCCATATGGTTGATATGCTCTAATACAAGGGTTACCAGCTTTGGTTAATCCATAGACATAAACTTGAATTGTGCGAGGACCTGGAGCTACACCATGTTTAGGGTCACCTTTATAATTAATAGTAACACCATATCGACCTTTTATTGCATCAGTAACACTTGCGACATTTGCAATTGCCTCAGTTAAAAAAATTTTATTATATATTTCGAGTAAAATATTCATTTATAAATATATTATTCGGCGAAGTATTGCCCTTTGTTTAATGACGTATCAATAGTGATTTGTTCTCCATAACCTTGTTCTGAAGTGTATCTGGTAAGTCCTTGTGAAGTATATAAACTTTGTTTGTTTCTTTCTAATTGATCTACCGAACTACCTCCGCTACTCGTATCAAAATAAGGCGTATTTATATCTACTAAACTTCCAGTTCCTGTTCCCCCTTTTTTTGAGTTTTTATCACTATACTCATTAGTTTGGTCAAAATTATTTTTAACCTCTAATTCGTTTCTTTTTACAATTGCTTTTTTTTCTAAATTGCTTTGCATAATATTTATTTTTTTATGTAATTTTTTAGTTCTTTAAATTGTTCTTCTGTAATATAAATAGTATTTCCTTTAATTTCTTTAGTGTTTGAACATTTTAAATTTGGTATTGCATCGCTCATTAATGAATTTACCATTGAAAGAGCTTGAGACGATTTTTGTGCTCTGTGTCCAGATAAATTATCTGCTAGTGCTAATGGTTTTACTGGGTTATTAGTGTGCTGCTTGCGCGTTTTTGGCGTTGAAGCAGTTAACTGATCCAATTTATTATCTACAAATGTTTTAACAACTATTCCACCGCCAAGTGTGTAATCAATATCGTTACTATCAACGTGTTTATTAAAAAAAGATTTCATACCTTTCAGCCACTCCATTGTCACAATACCTTTATTTTCGAGCACATTCTCTGCTTTTATGAACCCACCACTGGCATAGAATTGTGGATACTTCAATATAATGTTATGATACAAATCAACTATCTTTTTTGGTAGAGTATGTTTTGTACCTTTTAATTTGTGATTTTCTTCTTTTAATATTAACATAATTAAATATCTGAACTTATGGCGTAACCTTTTATTTTATAAAGTGTTATATCTGCTTCCATTGTTTTGTTTTTAGTTTTTTATTTATGTTATTACTGGTCCATTATACGATCCACCACCATTTCCCATTCTGGAAAGCGGAGAAGGTGACATTTCGGACGCCTTTTTATCAGTTGTCAATGGATTACCAAAATTATTATCGCCTACAGGCTCTGTTGTTGAAACTGTTGATCCAACATATTCACTTGTTGAATCGGTTGAAAACATAAGATCTGAATTTAGAAGTTCATTAAGTTGTGATTTTGTTATTTTTATTTTTCGCATTATAATTTCATTTAATAATAAATATAAAGATTTTCTAAAAATGTTTTACATTTAGCGAATAAATTACGTTTTTATTGTATTTATAGATAAATCAGATATTAATGTCAAATATTTTTGAAAACAATAACAATAAAATAGACTTAAAATTATCACTTTCAGAGTACTGGGACTTAACATTATCAAAAGATGTTGACCCTTCTACTCTTTTAGATGATACAACGTATTATGATTCTAATCTAATTTCATTTATTGATATTAATGATAATTCTTGTATAGGCGTAAATAAAATATATGGGTCGGGTAACTATAAATGGAGCAGCTCGATTAATAAAGGTTTGGAATTAAAAAATATTGGATTTACTGGAATAGATAATGGGTTAATTTTATTCGATAAAAAAACTATTACATCTAATGAACTATTACAGTTAATTACTGACTCTTCTCATGTTATTGATGTTGGTGATATGAGATTAACGTTAAATGCTATTAGTGGAAACACTGGGGAATATATTTACCCAACAACGTTAGTCGAAACCGAAGATGGTAACTCTATACGTTTCAATGGTGGATTTTATCAGGGAGTTTATAAGTCAAAAGAAGAATACCAAATATTACCAAATATTATTAACGATGAAATAACATTTAACTTTACAATAAAGCCAGATTTTATAACATTTCCTTTAATGAATACGTTAAATTATAAATATCCAGATAATAAAGGATTTTTTTTCTATATGGGACTAAGAGCTGAAAATAAATTTTGGTATGGATACAATAAAGATTTAGAAGAAAATTTTGAAATAAAATCAATAAATAATGAAATAATATTAGAAACTGGGATAACAATAACAACAGATGATAATTTTAATATCAATCAACAGGGTATCTATGAGATATTAACAGACAATAAATTCTTATTGCTCAATAGAGGTAAAAATGGATTGAATACAAAAACATTTAATGAATCAAAGCAATATTCTATATCTGATATCGAAAAACATAATCCAAATCTATATTTATTACTGAATAGAACATTAGCTGGTAATACTGTAAATAATATCGAGGAGTTACCAGAGAAAAAATTAAAAGCAAAAATTATTAATGATATTGTAAATAATCAAATAGGATTTAGAGTAAAAGATGATGGAAGTATAGGGTATAGAACTATTATATATTCTTGTGATGAAGAATTTGATGTTGTGGAAGAATATTCAAATCCGAAAATGATTAATGATAATGAGTGGAGTTCTATATCAATAAGAATGATAATGAATAATTATTCAGTATGTGGTGATGCAAATAGAACTTATATTTTACAATTTTATATTAATGGAAAATTAATATTTATATCTAAAAATTTACCAGAACTTTTATTTAGAAGTTTAGACGAAAGAGACCAAAAACAAGAATTGGTACCTTTTAATTTGTCAATTGGCGGAGGTACACAGGGTCTTTCAAATTTGATTGGATTCGATAATAATTATTCAACTCAATATTTATTACCAATAGAAAAATATTTTAGTGGATCATTTATTGGTGAAATATCAAAATTTAGGATTTTCAATGGTAAACATGATTATAGTAAAATAAAAAATAACTATAATTATGAATTCAATGTCACTACATCAGATAAATATATTGAACCAACTATAGATATGACTCTTAATTCTAATTCAATTACATATCCAGAAACTATTTATCGACGAGAAAAAGGTAATACGGACACATTAATTAATGCATATATTAAATTAAATAAATATATTAATGAATTAGTAAAACCATTAACTGGTTATAAATTGTACTATTATGTAGACAATTCACCAAGGATTCAAATAAATAATTTATTCCAAATTAACCCATTAGGTGGGGCTATTAGTGAATTCAACCATACTAATGAAAGTCTTAAATTACAAAATTTACAATCAATAAAATATATGATTGAGATTTTTGATACACATAGAAATTTAAACGGAACAACGCAAATAAAAGAAATAAAATTTGATAATATGATTTTTTATGGAAGTACTGAAAATGTACCAAGTACCACAAACGAAATTAGAGGCTTAAGTGGTAGAATATTTAATGAAGATGCCAAAGTAATTAATTTACAAACTGGGAGTAATAATAGTGTATTTGTATTGGCAATTCCAGAAAGTAGAAATATTATTAGTGTTTTTGATATTAATGCAATGAATATCGAATTAACAAATTCATATCACGTAATAGATATGAATATTGAAGATGCTGGCGGATTTGAAACTGCTTATAATGTTTATATTATGAAAAACGCAATCCCATATTATAAAAATCACAACCACGTAATAACATTAAATAATAAAGAAATAAATAATATATAATGGGGATAACTGAAGGATTACAATTACCGTTTGGTATACAACCAGTTAATCCTGTCCCAGTAAATACTTGGGAAGGACCTTATTCATCTATTGCTGAAGCAATAAATACTATACCTATAGCTGTCAGGTTTCCAACAATGGAAGTACGAATATTGGATGAAATAAATGGAAATACTAAATATTGGTTTAAAGATGGTGTGGATGATTCTGACCTTGTTAATTTTGAACAGAGTAAATGGGAAAATGCAACTACCGATGTACAATCTATCAAATATGGTAGGCTTTATAATTGGTATGCTACAACAGATCCAAGAGGTATTACAACATCTAGTGCACATATTTCAACTAAAAATGAATTTAATATTTTATATGCATTTTTAGGTGGAAATGGTAATGGTGGGCAAAAATTAAAAGAAACAGGTACTTTGTATTGGGATGCACCAAATGCAACAGCAACTAATGAATATGGTTTCAATGAAAGAGCTAGTGGATATAGAGAGACTGATGGTACATTTCACTTTATATTAGGGGATTATTCTACTTTTTATATGTGGTTGGCTGATAGTTTTAATGATAACAATGCACTGAGAGTTTATGATTATTATTTTCAAACAAATTCATTATCAAATGGAGCATCGAGTGATAATAAAAAAGCAGGGTGTTCAATTAGAGCAATAATTGATAATCCAATAAATATTACAGGACATACGGCTGAATATATTGGTAATGATGGTCAAATATATAAATGCGTAAAAATAGGAACTCAATGGTGGTTAGCTGAAAACTTATGTGAAACTAAATATCGTGATGGCTCATTAATCGGTTCAGATTTCAGTGGTACTGATGGAGCAGTTTGTGCTTATAATAATGATGAATTGAATGTTTATAATATCATACAAATTGAAGATCACAATTATATTCAACCAAAACAGAGGAATGGACTTCCAGTTAAGATTCATGCTAGTATAATCGATGGGCTGCCAGTAGTTGATTTAAGTGGTAAAGAGGATGCAGGTGTAGCAGCTATTTTAATTTCAAACCTTAGAGATGGAGTAACCTCAGCAGGAGATACACTACAAAAATTATATAATTTAGTACAGGGTGCTGTAGAGCAAGTTGTATTAGCTGGGATTCCAGAGAGAAACGAATACAACATACCAAAACTACCATTTTCTGTCTTCATATTAGATGATGGAGATGGAAAGTGGGCAGTATATCAAGCTACTTCTGTTGGGATTAATGCCTCTTTTGTAAAAACATCTGACCCAGATATGTTAAACGCAGTAATGAGTTCTGCCCAAATAAAACTTAGTTATGAGAGTAATTCCGACACGAATGTATTAACTAATAACTTACTTAATAAATTAAACGGACTTTCTAACTACATTCTTACCAAACAACAAATTGAAAACTTACTTACTGGAAATATAACTTCTCATGCTCACGATAGTAAGGAGGATGTAGGAGTGGCAGCAGCTTTATTTTCTGAAGTTGACCAAAGTAAATGGGAAAAATTACCTTTATCAACTATATTACACCCAAGATGGATTGATTCTCAAAATATAGATATATATGGAATTGATAAATATGGATTTAATTTAATTCCAGGAGGTACTAGAAATGGAATTACTGGCATATTTACAGGTACCGCATTAAACGCTGGTGTTGGTGGAATTAGTTCTATTTGGACTTCAACCCAAACACCTGGTTTTATTGGATATACAGCTATAAATTTGTATGCTGGATATTCATCTTTATATGTAACTGATAATAAACATCCTAATAATGGACAATCATTAAGAGTTGTTAGGGATTGTACTACTTTAGAATTATCATTACCTGATGGTAAGACTACAGCAATTTATAAAGATTATGATAATAATATATATGATACTTGTAAAATAGGAACTCAAATTTGGATCACTTCAAATTTAAAAGTAACTCATTATCAAGATGGGTCTCTTATAAATAATAATTTAACCAATGAACAATGGGTATTAGATAATACTGGGAGTACTTCTATAATACCATATATCGATGAGTTAACAACCGATGAATTAATTGTATCAACATATGGCAGATTATATAACGCATATACTATTTCCAATGGAAAAGGTATCGTTGATACAACCAATGGTTGGAAGATTCCATCTAAAGATGATGCTCTAACTTTACAAACTTATGTAGCTCTTAATGGGGATTTATTAAAATCAACTAGACAAATAAATACACCGTATTATATACATGTTCAACCAAAGGAAAATAAGAGAATACAGGCTAGTATAATTGATGATTTACCGATAGTAGATTTAAGCGGGTATACAACAAGAGAGGAGTTTACAGCTGTTGTGGAAGGGGTACATACTGAGTATGATAATAAGACTAATACACTTCAACAGGAAATTGATGAATTATACACAAGTGGAATATTTGAAGAAGTTTATATAGGAACGGAAGAACCTGTTAATCCAAATATAAAAGTGTGGTATGATACTAGTGAACCTGTAGTTGTGCTATCTGATGTTGACATATTAAGGGCTATTCGTGATGCCAATCCACAAAGTGAACAGTTAGCAGTGTTATTTGATGATTCTAAAAACCCTCACACTGAATGGTGGGATAATGATATTCAATTAGGTGCTTTATTTGGAGATAATCCTAGTCTACAAGACATGGCGAATGGGTATGGGGTTATTCTACCTTCTGTTTTAGACTCAAATAAAGTGTATATTTTAAATGTATCTCAGGAATATGGATTATTAGTATCTGTTTTAAATTTAACAGGATTAAATAATTTACAAGCCTTATTATGTGGTTTTAATAAACTGGAATATTTAGATTTAAGTTCATCACAAGAATTACAATATGTTTCATGTGGAGGAAATAAATTAACTGAAATAAATTTATTAGGATTGAATAATTTATTTTATTTGGAAATAGGAAATACTGAATTACAATCTATAAACATGGCTTCAACTCCAAATTTAAGAACATTAAGCATTAATCAATCAGTATATCCTATTGATATAATAGGTTTAGATTCACTGAATAATTTGAATTATATTTATTTACAGAATAATAATCTTGAATCTATAAATATCAGTTCAATAAAAAATATATATAATACTGGATTTAGTTTCCAATACAATAATCTACCTCAACCTGAAATTGACCGTTTAGTTGCTTTAGGATTTGATATCAACAACATTTTACCACAAAATCTACCAGAATAATGAAACACAAAATAAAAATAAATGGAATTTGGACTGAGGTTCATGATACTTCAAAAGAAGATGTAGGAGTTGCTGCTCAGTTAATAGCAGCTATTCCTGCTGTAGATTTAAGTGGTAAGGAAAATGTAGGAGTTGCAGCAGCTTTATTTAATCAGGATAGATATCTAACAGTATTTGGAGGACAAAGTAATTCTGATAATGGTCTGGAATTAGAATCAGTATATAATATAGCAAAAACCATGTCTCCTACTTCTGATAGTCCTATTTATATTTTAATAAAAGCTAGATTCTGTGGTATGGACACACAATTAGTTTTAGATACTTCTTATATATATTTAGTATCAGATACTGGACAAGCTGATGTTAAAATAGGTCACAGTGGGTGTATAGTAATGGCAGATAATATAAAATTAAGGGGTCTTGATTTCGTTCACAACGGATTACTTGTATCTGGTAATTATCCAGGCTTGTTGGTTGAGAATTGTAAAGGTAGAATATATGGCACTAGTGATGCTATATTGTCTGGAGTATTTAGAAATATTGAAGTTACTAGTGTTGAAAGTTTTCATAGTGCTTTGGAGTTCTCTGGAATCTTTGAAAATATAAATAGTATAGGCGGTACTCTATTTAATTCTAGTTCAATTTATTCAGGTACTTTTAAGAATATAAATAGTTTAGACAGAGAGATGTTTGCTGGCGGTGGGTCATTAACTGGTTCATTCGAAAATTGTGGAAATAAACTAAATAATACTTTCACTACCATCTCTCCTTTAGGTGCTAAATTTATTAATTGTAAGGCAGGACAATCTGGTTTTAGGGGTAGTAATTGTACTTATATAAATTGTGAAGCTCTTGAGAATGCCTTTAATGGGGTAAATAACATACATATAAATTGTAGAGGTATTGGTCAAGTTTTTAACGGTCCTGATAGTATTTATATTAATTGTATTGGTGGAGTAGATTCTTGTAATGGAGTTAATAGTAAGTATTCTTATTGTGTGGGTGATTTTGGGGCTTTAGCTTATTTTGGTAGCACTTATTATTATTGTAGACTGACTGACGGAGTATTCCAAACAGATGACCTTACAAACCACTATCTATGTATTGATGGAGATAATAAAGTAATAGATTCAACCTTAATTTCAATAGACCCAACAAGTCTTGTTAATGGTACTCACTCTGTTTTATTGGATGCTGCTGGAACCTTACATGTAGAGAACATATCTCAATTAGGTGCTTCTTACGAAACTCATGCAGAACAAGTATTAACAACTAAAAATGAGATAATACTTCGTGATTTAGCAGTTGCAGGACTTTCTCCAGGACAGTTAGTTGGTATAAGGGCTAAGTTATATGATGGAGTTAATGATGGATTATTAGTATTTGATAATAATGGTATAGCAAGAGTTGGAGACGTTGGAAGTACTCAACCTTTAGCTACTCGTGAAGAGGTTCCTATCGACAAAGGAGTATCTGTTTGGGATGCTGCTAGTTTAAAATTCAAAACAATTTATCCAAATACATTACCTGTATCAAATGATCAAATAACTAAGTTTGTTTCTCAAAATGGTGGTATAATCTATCATACTACTCCTTGGACTATTTCTGGAACTATTTCAACAAATGGTACTACTATAACTGGCATTGGTACGGCATTCAGTGCTGCAATGATAGGAGCAAAAATTATAATCAATTCAGAGGAACGTATTATTGCTACTTATATTAGTGCAACTTCAATCACTGTTGGTAGTCCTTTTAGTATTAATTATAATGGATTTGGGTTCGGGATATATAACAAGTGGTTTTCATTTGATGGTTCTGGTAACGCTATGTTTTTTTCTCCTACATCAGGTATTAACTCCTTTTATGTAAATACTTCTAATAATGTTATGATATATTCGAAGTTGTCTATGACCGATTCTACTCAGTCATTCCAAAAAAATACAACTGGAATTATAGAGATAAATAATAATACATTAGGAAATTATCGCGACTTAGCTCTCCGTTATGTATATCAATCAATAACTACAGCTGTAGGTGATGCAGTAGGAGACATACGACACTCTAATCAAATGAGTACTGTATTGTTTGAAAAGTGTACTGTAGCTAATGCCACCAAAGGAAGTGGTACATGGGTAACTTTGTTTAAAGTAGATGCCAATGGAAATATAGTTGGATTATATAATCAACCTATAACAACAGTAGCTCTACCAGGCTTCAATATAGATATGACTACAGGAGAGGAGTTCTCTGTTACTATGGGAACTAATCAAGCTCTTACTATAATGAATCCAATTATCAAAAAACCTTTTAAGGTTATTATGACAGGAGGAACGTTAGCAACTTCTATATTTAGTGGGTACACTAGCAATTGGATTTATGGAGCATTGCAAAGTGACTACATACCATTAAGTACGAATTATTTACAATGTGAGATACGTAGTGCAGGACAAATTTATTTATGGTGGGGGATGTAATTTATGAGTTTATTTAGAGAACAAATAGCAATGGCAGGTAAAGTAATGTTGAATTTTTATAATTCTGCATTATCTCTATTTAATGCCTATAAAGATAGGGTTGTAGCGGATGGTGGAGTGTTAGGGGATAACACTAATTTCGGACCTGAGTTAGTAACCAATGGTGGATTTGATACTGATACTGGCTGGACAAAAGGTAGTAATTGGAATATATCAGGAGGAACTGCAAACTGTAATGGAGGTTTAACAGCTATTACATATATTTACCCAACTTCGGTAATTATTCGAGTAGGTAAAAAATATAAAGTTACATTAACAATATCGAATTATACTAGTGGAACTTGTTCTGTATTATTAGAAGGTGGAACTGTACGTTCAGATTCTTATTCTTCTGATGGCACATTTACATGTTTTTTAACCTCTACTACTGTAGGTCATGTTTTTATATCTTGTAATAGTGGTACTTTTATAGGATCAATAGATAATTGTTCTGTAGTAGAAGTTCTTGGTAATAGTATAACTGCTTACATTAAATTGTGCAAACTTAATAACATGTATAATTCTATTAAATTAGGTTGGCTTGGTGTTGGGGGTAATCTTGCAATTGGAACTAATAATGTCAAAAAACTTTACTCTATTACTCCACAAGGAACAGAGGTTTTAGATACTATTGAAAAAGTTGCTAACGGTGGATTTGACACTGATACCATTTGGTCTAAAGGAATTGGGATTACTATTAGTGGAGGAACTGCAAATTATTTAGTATCCTCAGCAGTAAACTTAAATCAACCTAATGTATTAACTGTTGGAAAACAATATAAGATAGTGTTTGAAATTTCTAATTATGCATCAGGGGTCATTCTATTAAATCCAACTACTGGAGTATCAACACCGAGGAAAAATAATGGTATGTTTTCAGAAACTTTTGTTGCTACATCTACAACATTATGGATAATGACTGCTGGTGCTGCTTCGTTAAGTCTTGATAATGTATCAATTAAAGAAGTATTATCAGGTGATCCTTTAGATTTGTCGAGTGTTGGGAATTCTTCATATCCTTATTATCTTGGAACTATTGCTCCAAATGAAAATCCTTATATTAAGAATACTAATGAAGGATTAAATTATCTGTTACATCCAACTATTAATTTTACTGATACAGATGCTTGGAGTATAACTACCTTGGTTAATGCTATGACATTTAGAGGAGTTACTTCCAATTTTTATGTTAGTGACAATAGTAGTGGTGGAAGTTTGTTTGGAATTGATAATGCATCAAGTTTAAAAATAAGAAATTCACTATTTACAGTAAAAGCAACAACAAAAAAGGTAGACTTTTTAATAGGTAAAAATGCAATAATTACTATAATTGCTAAGGGAGATAATACATTAGATATTTTTATAAATGGAGTGTTATTTGAAACCATTAGTATTATAACTTCTATTAATTTAAGTTGTTTAATGACCGCTGTTACTAATCAAACTCCATTTAAAGGTTCTATAGCAGCTCATATTATACGTTCACAAGCATTAACACCAGTACAAGTTTTAACAGAGTCAAATTTTATTAAGAATCTATACCCTGATATACCAAATGTTACAATAGGTACTCAACAATGGCAATCTTCTAATTGTGAGATGACATGTACACCACAAGGTAATTTGATTAATAATGTAACTATTAATAGTAATACAGAGAAAATTGTTAATGGAACTATGGAAGGGGCTTATGTAAATGGTGTAGCTCCTGGATGGTTTTCTACGAGAGGGAATACAAGTTCAAATATAATAGATCCATATGAAGGTACTTCGTCACAAACTATAACAAACATAGCAGGTAATACTGGGGTAATCTATCAATATCCAGCTACATCAATAGGATTATGGTATAAAATATCTTTTTATGCTAAGAACACGAAAGGGACTGGAGGTGCTGTAACTGATTCCAGTATAAGTTTGACATTATTTACTATATCTTCTACAGATTGGACATTATATACTATGATGTATAAAGCCCCTACAGCTAATTTAGGCTTGAGTTTTTATGCTAATCGAGATACTATTACTGACAGACATGGTATTTCTTTTGATTCAGTTTCCGTACAGCAAATTGGGAGGTCAGGGGCTAAAGAACTTTATGATGCTATTTATGGCCAGACAACTGGAACAATAACACAAAAAACTTACGAAGCAGTAAAAGCAGCAGCTATGTGGTGTTATTATAATAATGATGCTTCCATTGGAGCTGTATATGGTAAATTATACAATTGGTTTGCTGTTAAATTATTACAAATGGACATAGACTATTATAATGATACTAACCCAACAACTCCTTGGGGTTGGAAAGTACCCACACAAACTGATTTTACTGCATTAAGTACAACTCTAGGAGGAGATGATATCAGTGGTGGAAAATTAAAAAAAGAAGGGTTAAGCTATTGGAATACACCTAATATAGGGGCTGATAATAGTAGTGGATTTAGTGCATTGGGTAGTGGAGGTACGGATGCTGTTGTAGGAACTTTTTCTGGATTAACTGGTGATTGTGGTTTCTACACTGTAGATAAGTATGTATTTAAATGTAATTATGCTAATGGTAATTTAAGTTCAGTTAATGCGGCTCTATATGTTAATGCTTGTAGATCATTACGTCTCATAAAAGTATAATAAGCTATGGATTTAAATTATAATTCTAATACTAATGCTACTATTGCAGTATTAAAAACTTTTGGTTGTCCTCTTCGTTTGATAAGAGTGTAAATAAATTAATAACATAGGTTGTAACTTAAATCAAGTTACAACCATATTATTAATATTCGACTAAATTTAAATCATCTTCTATATCCTGTTTTGAAAGGTCTTTATCTATAATATCATATATAGTACCAATAACAACACCATATTCTTTTGATTTAAATTCCATTGTTGATCCATCAAAAAGTAAAAACTCTAATAGTTCTTTTGGGAATTGACCATCATCAATAAACTTATTAATATCATCTTCATCTAAAGAATCAATTATTTTTACATATGTTTCAAATTCGATTTTTAAATATCCTGTTTTTAATAATTCTTGCCTATCGGTATATTCTTTAACTACTAAATCCCAATCCATATTAATTTCATTAACAAATGGTGGAATTTCATTTACAGAAATCCAATATTTAATTTCTTTGTCCTCCATTTTCATAAGTTGTTCATATGTGTCTTGGTCTTCTGGTTTATTTGGCATCCCAGATGTTAATTTACTTTCTTTTTCTGTAAAATATTGACGAGTTTTTGGATTAACAGATAATATATTATTTCTTATATCTGGGTGAAAGCAGACTAATAAAGGGTTAATTCTATTGTTAAATTGGTCCAAATATTTTACCACGTTATAATCAACACCTTCAAATTCTGTTCCAATTAAATCAGTAAAACTAGCCCCACTTTCAATTAACGAAGAAGGAATCATAATACAATTTAATTTTATTTCTTCACCAATAACTATTTTTTCCCTTTTTTGTTTTCCTTTTGGTGTTAATAATAATTCTCCATTTTTATCTTTTGAATCTTGCATTTCAAACTTTCCATCATCACCAATTTTATATATCTTTTCTCTTTTTACATCCCCATCATTTTTTTTAGTACCTATGTTAATATAATAAATTATTTCACCCATTTCAGGAGTAATATCATGCTTTATACATAATTCATACCAAGCTTGACGTGAATTTGGCGTACCTTTCTTATTAACCCCCTTACAATTTATTATATAATCTTTGATTGATTTCTTAATTCGACCTTTGGATGCAATTTCTATTAGAGGAATATTATAATTATAAATTCTATCAATATAATCATAATAACCTGTTAAAAATTCTTTGCCATTATTATTGAGTAATTGTTTAATACCAATATCTAAAAATTTTTCAATATATAATGGCATTCGTTTTGATTTAATACTATTACCGACTAATTTGATTTTTCCGTTGCTGAATTGGTCTGCATAATTTTTACGACTGAAATTTAGTGTTGAAATACAAAAGTCCTCCGACTCAAGACCCATTTTTCCACGGAGAAATAGATCTGCAAATTCTGCAACATCCGCATCAACTCCGTAATAAACTTCACCTTCTACTGTATTTCTATTTAAACCCTTACCAATATATGTTCTTTGATTTTTACCTTTAGTTGAAAAATCATAATGTTTAGGTAGTGAAAAATTTATACCATCTGTATCCATTACAATTGCTTCGTAACCCCTATCACCAAACCATTTAGTCATTAATCGTAACGACTGTCTTCCAATGCAAGTTATCTTCTCGGCACATAGCAAATCACCCCAAGGGAATAAATTTGGAGCTCCAAAACTCCCAAAAAAGCTGTTACAAAACACTTTTTGGACAATTTGTTTCTTATCATTTAAATTATAGACGCTTTCCCATTGATATATTTCTTTTTTTATTTCAGAATATTCATCACTTTCTGGTTGGATTGATTCTATTTTTTCTTTTAGTTCATCTATTTTATTACTTGCCTCATTTTTGAGTCCTTTAGAAATTTCACGTTTATCTAAAAAATAACCTAAAAAAGACATCATTACGTTAGTTATATCTAATGATGGTTTAATATCCCAAGTTAAAGTTATTGCTGGGTATAAAGAATTTTCATCTAATTTAGCAACACTTTCAACAAAACCAACTTTAAATAATCTACTTAACCCACCAGTAAATTTACCAGCTGGTGCAAAATCTGGAATAGCTAAATTATTTTCATAAGACCAAGCCATCATAACCAATTTCCAAGTACCAGCCGTACCCATTGTACAAACCTTAGTAAATGTGGTTGGTAGGTTTTTACATAATAAAAAATTTGCTTGGTTATATCTTAATTCTACTTTGTCGGTTTCATATAAATCATCCAATAGGTAACGTTCGACGATATAACGACCGTCCACAATCACATAGCCGTCTTTTAAGGCATTTAAATCATCAACTAAATACCAATCACCATTTGAATCATTAAATGCGTAGTCGTTGTCTGTGTCATTCCATATGGTTGATATTTTGTCCCCAGGAACATAAACTCTATTAGGTTTTTTAAGTTTTGAGTATTCGCTTACATATTTTAATGAAGCTTTTTTCATATTGGAATCAATAGCTTGTGCCCTACGAACAGCGTGAATTGAATCTGTTGTATTGTGGCCCCAGATCATAGTTTGGTTAAAATATTCTACCTCACCACCAAGTTTTAAAGCTGTTTTTCTCTTTTTCTTATAAATTGGTATCTCAAAATATTTATCACTCATTTCGGCGATGTCTGTACCTAACATTTGACAGCGAACTATAATAAAATTCCAGTCGAAATTCTCTGAATTATGCCCTGTTATAACATCTGGTTTTAATTTATGAACTATTTGAAAGAATTGGTCTAAAGCTCTAAGTTCAGTATCTCTTTTTTCTTCCTCGGTATAACCTGTAATACTTATTATTTGTTCAAACCCGTGATTTGAACGTAGACCGATTTGTTCAATCGAATCTGTGGTTGGATCTAATCCAGTTGTTTCTAAATCAAATTCCAGACGTAATAATTGGTCGTAATCTTCGAAACCTTTAAACATACGTTTTCCAGATTTCATCATATATTGTTCTACAGGAAGGACTGCTAAAAATAATTTATCCTGTCCATAGACATCACATCCACCATATTTGAAAAATTGAAGAAACTTATTGAAAGACATTTTATTTTTTGCCTCAAACAATATTCGATAACCATTTTCTAATCGTTCGGTTGTATTACCATCATCTGAGTGAATATTTAACCCCTTTACCGTAATTCCAAATTGTGTTAATTTTTTTTGTAATAATATTTTATCTTGTTTACCTGTCTTAGGGTCAATATATAATTTTCTTGCACCTTCCATTTTTGCCCACACAAATGGTTCGAAATCAACCTTTTTAAGTTTTTTACCAGCTGTTGGATGCCTATATATGATCGAAACTTGCTCGTCTTGATATCCGCATTCCATTGCTATAATACCCATCATTTGGTCTCTGCCTGATAGGAACTGATTAATACGTTCTTCTGAAATTTCTTGCATTTTTTACTTTAAGTTTACGTTTGATTTTTGCAAATGTACCAATAAAATATAAGAAAAACAAGTTTGGAATTAAATTGTTGAAAAATATACTATTTTTAATTTTGAATCTATTTATAATAAAATCATCACTAAAATGGAAAACGATATTAAAAAATTATTTGAAAACATGAAAATGTTGAACCCTGATTTTACTTTAAACGAACTTGATACTTTTAACCCAACCTACGATAATAGTAGTGCTACATTTGGAGTTGATTCTAAACCAGAGCAAAATACCCAGGCGACTCAACCATCAGATGTTAAATATTTAGCTAACGTACAAAATAAGGCTACTCAGGTAACAAAGGCTGGGACTAAAATAAATACATCTACTGAATTTTCAGGTGCATTTAAAAATTGGTTTTCAACACTTGGATATACACCAGAAAATAATGTTGTTTCTATAAGTAGAGTTTTGGCCTTTGTAAAACAAGCTTTGGTTGAATTAGGATATAAATAAAATTTAGATATGAATAGAGATGTAATTAAAATGTTTGAAATGTTTGGTAAATTAAACTCTGATTTTAAAATTAAATTAAATGAAAGTGATACCTTTACCGATACATTTAATAGTGATACATTTGACTCATCAATTACAACATCAACTGCTACCCAACAACCCATTTCAAATACACAAACTACTACTTCACAACCAATAACTGGTAACCAACAAAATATTCAAATAGATGGATCTTCTATTGTTGATGATGGGACGTTAAGTGTTGGCGAACTTAGAACATTTATAAACATATTACAAAAAAGTAAAAATAAGGAAGAAGCATTAGCAAAGGTAAAAGAGGTTGGAGGGGATGTTTTAAAAATTGGACTTGGCTTGTTACCAGTAGTTGGAAATATTATAGGGGTGTCAGCAGATACTGTTAGTGTTTTTAAAAAATTATTCGCACCAAAGACTGGTTCTTCAACAAAAGAACCAAATGAATTTATGAAACTCTTACAGATCGATAATGAAGTTTCTATATTATTAGATGATAAGATTGAATATGCCTTTATTAGTTACGCGGTAAATTTACTGGATACATTATCCGATACAGATCCTGTTCCTGATTTTTTCGATAAATTAAAAGAGTTTATCAAAGAAAAATATTCTGCTATTTATAATCTCACAAAAGCATAATATATAAAAACCCCATTATATTTTAGATTATAATGGGGTATTTATTTTACTGAATGTAAATTATTAATTGCTCTTGAATTGGAACTATGAGTGTTCCTCCACCGTATTCTTCACCAAATTCTATTTTAAATTTACCAATGTATTTACCACTTACCTTTGTATCTCTTGGCCTCCATTTATAACAAACCAAATACTCATCATTATGTGAAGTTTCTTTTGGTAATACCAATGCTGGTTCATTAGCAACTTTAATGACACCAGTGTTAATATCTTCCATAGAAAACGTAATTATAGAATTCTGAATCATTTGATAAAACTTATTGAAGTCTGTCCTACCATCACACAATAATTCCATTTTTAAAAGTGGAAGTGTTGAATTTTTATTTATATAGAATTCCTGCATTTTAATTTAAGTATTTATTATCCATTATAAATTCCATATTGTGATATTTAACTAAATCTGGAAATTTTTTATGTAGCTCTAATTTTGCATAATATTTACCAGTATCGTTAATGATGAAATAATTACTATCATATATAGATCCAAAGGTATCTGGGATTAACCCGTCTATAATTTCGGATTCAGATACTTCACATTTTACGCGAATCGCTCTTATTTGTTTATCAAAAAGTTCTGGTATAAGTTCTCTAAATGTTGGTAGATCATCACCAGCTTGTTTAACCCTAATTTCTAAACCTCTTTGAGTTAATTCTTGTTGGTTTCCATTTCCTGGTTGATAAAATAAGCTTTTAAAATTAAAAGCGTTAATCTCATTAAAAGCTTGTTGAATCTTGATTTTCAATTGTTTTAAATCTTTCTCTTTTTGAGATAGTCCGAAAACCTCATTAACTGTTTTTTTATCATTATCATTTTTTGGAAATAACACATTGTTTAATGCTTCTAATACAAGTCCTTTTAACTCGCTCTCTTTCATTTTAATTTTCATATTATTCTTCTCCTAATGCTTCTTTTAATGTGATGTATTTTAACATATCTTCAATAAATGTATGTTTTGAAAATTTATCTTCTAAAAGTTTCTCTTTTACTGATAATACCTTGGCTTTTGTTTCATTATCAATAGCTTCCTTTAAAAACTCATTTGTTATATCTAAACACTCTTTTTTAGTTTTCTCAAATGTTACAATTTGATCTGATTCATTCGTTGAAGAAATACTTTCAAACAGCGCCTTTTGTTCTTCGTTAAAAACATCTGCGTATTTCTCATTAAAATTATTAACTAAATATGCTATTGCTTGCTCATCTAACTGTATTGTTTCAATATCTTTCTCTTCAATTATTACTATCTTATTATTTTTAATTGTTTCAACAACTGAATTAACTAAATCAACTTTTTCATTTATAAATTTAATCGATTTTTTCATGAAAATTAAATCATCAATATCCTCATAAAGTTTTTCATTAGTTATATCTGAAATTTTTACAATGTTATTTTCCTTTAATAAGTTAAATATTTTATTATGTTCTTCTTTTAATTGCTTCTTATTAATATTATTCAGATAACCAATTGACTCTACAACCTTGTCTTTAGTAGTTTCAGAGTAAATTTGTGATTCAATATAATTATAAACAGAATTTTCTTTTAAAAGAATTTTACTATCTCTAATAATAGACATATATTCTTTTATTATTCGTTTACCTTGATTTGTCTTAAATAAGCTTTCAGAATTTTGAAAGATTATTGCTTTTGCTAATCCGAAATTTTGTTCCATCGTATTTTTATTATAAATAGTATAAATTCTTATTTTTTACGAGACTTTTTAGTGATTTCTTTTAGTAACTTCTTATCATCAATTACGATTTCAGCTTCTTCGTTAATTACAGCTGTTTTAATTAAATAACTTTCAAGCTTGTTTGCTAATTCCATCGTGTCTTCATTCAGTAAAAATGCACTATCAAATATAGGGGTTACCGTAACTTCCTCCTCGACTGGCTTTCTACTTTCTTTTACGTGTTTAACGTATGCATCGAAATAAACATTTTTGCGTCGAATTTCAGTTAGTGATTGTTTTGTTTTCGCTTCGTTTAATAACTTATCAATATCACGTTTATATGATTCCATTGGTTTGTCTGTTACAGGGGTTTCTTCTGGTGCTGGCGCCTCTGCTGCTGGAGCATCTCCACCAATAGGTGGCATTCCACCGCCATCTCCACCGCTCATATCTGGTGCTTCCGAATCACTCATTTCTTCTCCACCGCCAAAGGTATCATCTCCACCACTCATTCCTCCGCCTCCACCAGCGCCTCCGCCCATAGCATCTTCTCCACCCATACCATCTGAAACATATTCAGCGTTTGCATCTCCATATAATTTATCAATTTTATCAAAAAATCCAGTACGTTTAATAATTTGGTCGGTTTTTGTAAGTTCAGATGCTAATGCTCGTTCCATACGTATTTCCATCATATTATCAGTAATTTCTTCATCGGACCAACCCATAATTTCCCTTTGTGCTCTGGTAAGTGACATAATTTGCATACCATTACCAACATCTCTTACTGAGTCAGTTACTAATGCAACTTTTTTAGATAACTCTTCTAATTTAAGAATCTCCGATTGAGTTGAAGGTGAATTCATGGTAATCTTAAAATTATTTAGATCATCCCTAAATCCGTTTAAATATAAATGAATAACAGCTATTTTTGTTAATTCCATTATAATAGATTGTTGTATTCTATTAATGGTTCTAGTAAACCTAATATCTTTTAATGCAAGATTCTTGCCGTTACCTGCTGATTGTTCATAATTTAAAAACTCACCTGGTATGCGAAGAGCTACCATTAATTTATTTTGAAAATATTTTAAATCTTCAATTTTATCCAGGTTTGATGCTCCTGCTAATACTTCAATTGGACTTGCCTCGCCTACTGTTCTAATTGGAATTACAAAATCCTGTGAAACATCAAGAAAGTTTTTTCTTAAATCAAGTTGACCAGTCAATGGGTCAATAATCGGCATTCTTTTAATAGTATTTGCTATTTCATTCAAATATGCAGGAACATCAGCATCGTCAATACCACCAACAAATACCTTGAAAACTCTACGTTCCATACTCCTTTCAAGCCTGTATATTAACATTTGATCTTCCATCATAGTTAAAATTCTCCAATGTCTACGTGCTTTATTTAGATAACTCGTACCATATGGAATAAAAGTTGAATCGGTTAATAGCCTAAAGTGTGCTATTTGCCAATTTTGAAAAGGAATTGAACCATTTGCAGCCGCCCATACAAATTGTGTACTTTCATCTTTATTGGTTGCGCTGGGGTTTATAAATGAAGAAGAATATCCATTTTCTACCCTTTCTACTTCATAAATTGGAAGCTGTCTTGCACCAACAATTCCATTATCAGCTGTAATATTCATCATTGCAAAACAATTACCATATTTAACCATTGAACGTGTCCACATTGGTATATTTATATGACCATCTAATCTATTAACAAATAAATCTTCTAAAATACCTTTAATACGCTTTGAACTTGATGTTATATTAAGTATTTGACCTTTAGTATTTAAACAAGTACATTCTTCAGCTACTAAATCAAGTGCGGCCCCAATCTCAGGATAGTTATCCATTAAATCACAATCCCTATACATCAATTTAAGATTTGATGTTACCATTGTTGATTGTTGAGCAATATTTGTACCTGCCTTTAGCCATTGACCTGCCAGGAGTTTTTCTTGACTCATTTGGGTTTTAACTCGATCGTATTCAACTTGATCTTTTGCTACATAGAGTGGTTCTTGATTTGGAAAATTATAAGAATTAATTTTCTTAACTTGAGTTTGAATGTTTTTATCGAAACCTGTAAAAAGTGCCGAACTCAAATCTTGGAATATTGTTGTTTTAGTTGCCATTGTATGTTTATTTATATAAATATGATAGTTTAATTTATTTCATTTTAAATAGTTATCTGAACTGACCAAAAAATGACATTCCCATAATATTTATCATTTTATTTGGATCATTTTGTGCTGAATTAATATTAATCGTCGTTTTTAATGTATTACCAGTATAAAATGGTAGTGGTATTTTATTTGCTTTAGTTTTTGAATCTAACACGACTTTATTAGCCATAATATTTTGAATTAATATCATTGATGTTAATATAGCTTTCGTCTTCTCCTTGGCCGCTTGTAATTTTTTAAACGAGAATTCGAGGATATAAAGACCCATTGCCATCGATGTAATGGTATCATCATGGTAACCAGATTGATGGTCTGGACGTCCGTTTTTCCAAATAAATGTTGTTAATTCCTGTGTAAACCTTTTAGATCGAGGAGTTATTTCATTAAATCGAAGCATTTTTTCTAAATTCATTAGCATTTGCATACGTACAGATGATGCTCTAAACCCTGGCATTTTTTTATCTACACTCTCATTATAATTATTACCATTATTTTCAACTGTTACATTTTTCAAATTAGGATCATCGTAATATAAATTTGGGTAGTTTAATTCTTGTAACTTCAAAATAGCAGCATCCCCACTTGAGCCTATACAATCAACAACTGCTAATGCATTTCCATAATAAATACCATATTGATTAATTAATTCACCAAGTATATCGCCTTGTATTTTACCTTGATATTCGAAAACCTGTTCTATGTTTGCGTGACCATTTTCATCAATATAATCAACATCCAATATATGTATAACAGATGAGTCTTCCCCAGATCCAGTAGCAACATCGGATGTTAATAAATATCTATGCCCATCGATTGGTTCTCTAAAAATCCAAGCTTCTTTAAAAAAATTATCTATATAAAGTGGTTCACGAGTATTTGTTATTCTGTGATATTCTGTTATTTCTGAATCAACAACCGAACCCCCTGAACCTAAAAACGAAACATCAAGTTCCTGAGAAATTTTCTTTTTGTCGTTATTATAACGGCTACACATACCAGCGTACCAAGATGATGATGGTGAGTAGCCTTTCTTTACCATTGACTCCCAATGTTCCTCATTATATTCAATCGTACCGCTACTATCTAAAACTGGTTCGAAGATTATATCAGTTTTACCATTTTCCTTATTGTATTTTGACCAAGATAAATTTTTATTATATCTAAGATCTTGATACCATCTAAATTCAGTAACCTTAAAGTTATTTTCTTTTTTTATTGCTTTTGAATATACACTATAAAATATTTGATCGAATCCATTTGGTGTTGAACAGTAAATTACACTTTTTGCGGAAGATGCAGTAGTACTAATAGCACTGGTAATTGTACCAGGTGTTTCAATAAAACTTGCTTCATCAAATAGAATTCTGGAAATAGCCGAACACCCACGACTCGCATTTGGTCCAGCACTTCGGGCATAAACCTTTGACCCCTTAGTTAATATTAAATATTTTTCATTTGCCTTTTTAAATATTGCTTTTGGATCTTTTGGACCACCGAGTTCAGTTGGTTTATATTCTTCACCCCAAAACCACCAAGGTATTTGTTCTAAAAAATCTTTGATTTTCATTAGATTTTCCTTGGATAAATCTAAGTTATTTGCTATTAATAGAATATTTTCTGGTATTTTATCATCGGCAAGCGCAATTTCAACTGCAAATTTCGCACAGGTTACCGTAGAAATACCAGCCTGACGATATTTATTTGAGATATTTTCTATGTTTTCGCTTAGATTTATTAGATATTCTTGTTGTTTTGGAAATAATTTTAATGGAACTGTGTTATTTTGCGTAGCATCAAACGTCGATAGATAATTCTCAATCATATAGATACGAGACTTATCCTGCCAACACTTCCGATACTCTTCTACTATTTGTTTATCTGAAATCATTTATATTTTTATTATTATGCAATTACCCAACCTAACATAGGTTGTGTTCTTTTTATTTGCAACGCTGATTCAGCGATTGCAGCCATAGTTTCCATTTGAGCCTTTGGCATCATTCTGGTTAATCTTTCAGTTAATTCTGTGATTACAATTAATTTTTCTGATTTACCTTGTTCAAGCATTATCATGTAATCAATTGAAACAGCTGCGTCTGGAACTCCCATATTACCAGAAAATCTACCAAAAATATTACCTATTGTTTGTTTCGCTTCTGCAACTAATAATTGCCTAATTAAAACTTTAGTTGGGTCGTTAAGCAACGAATAATCTATTTTACTTAAAGGTACTTGGTCTGGCGTTAAAATAACGTCTGGATTTAATCTTCGACATTTTTTAGCGTCTTTTTCGTTCTTTGTTTCATAATATGTATAAAAACAAGTTGAATTAGCTATACCTGTTGCTCCGTCTGGCCCTACTGACCCATAT